GGTCGCCGTGGTCGCCCTGGTCGCCCTGTTCGCCTTCGCCCTGGTCGCCCTGGTCGCCTTCGCCGTCGCCCTGGTCGCCCTGGTCGCCCTGGTCGCCTTCGCCGTCGCCCTGGTCGCCCTGGTCGCCCTGGTCGCCCTGGTCGCCTTCGCCGTCGCCCTGGTCGCCCTGGTCATCCTTGCCCTGGTCGCCCTGGTCATCCTGTGGCTTGGTCGGCGGCTTGGGTGGCTGTTGCTGCTGTTGCTGCTGTTGCTGCTGTTGCGCCTGTTCCATCCGCACCAGTTCTTGCGCCAGTCTGACAACCGCGTCGGTGTTCTTGCATCGCTTGAGACGCGCAAGCGCATGGTTCACTAGCTGGGCCACGTCCTTGGACATGTTGGCGCGCAAGTGCCCCGCGGCTGGGATCGAATAGCCGTTCGCCATGCGCCCCAAGACTGAGGCGACGAAAGGCGCATCGTGCACGCGGGCGCCGATGGTCAGACCTTGCTTGGCGGCAGTCTCCAGTGATTGGACGTGCAAGTGATTGCACATCGCCGCCAGCACGTTGCGCAACGCAGGGAAGGCGCCGTGCTTAATCTCCACGTTCTCAATGCGCACATCGCACAGACAGTTGGTCCATATCCGCACGCGGTCTCCCGCACGGCATGCCCTTTCCCATGCGGCAGGATCTGTGTGCAGCACATGACAGCACTCATGGGCGATAAACGCGACAAGCCTATCAGCTTCGCCGCGTGTCAAAAGGCTATCGGGTGGGAGCGTCGGCATATTCAGCGTGATAACGGGCGTGCGGCTGTTGTGTTCGATAGACGCCGTGCGTCCGCCATCCGTGGTGACGTTCACAATCCGATTGCGAACGCCGCGCGTGGCCAGGATCTTAACGGCCGTTTCATGCGTCGCATGAACAACTTCAATGTAGCGTGGCATGGGTGTGGTGTCCTTTGATCGATCAGGGTGCGTCGGGGAAGTCGATTGCCGCGGCGCGTCCTGCAGCGGTCGGATTAGTCTTGGATGGATCGGGCGCAGTCTTGGCGTTCACGTTCAAGGCGCGTGCGACCGCGTCCCGGTCGTATGCCAACAAACACTGTTCACGCAGCGTTTCCACGTCCTGTTCTGCCGCACAGTTCAGCACTGCAGCTTGAAACGCGTATTCCGCGTCTACGCCATCGATCAGTAGTTCGGTCCATGCCAGCAAGCGACGAAGCCCGATGCCATGGGACAACGTCTGGTCGTTCGCTGCAGCGCGCGTAACAGTTGCGGCTGAAACCAACAGTTGGGCCAGTTCTGCGGGACAACCGGTATAGGCGCAGATAACGCCTATCTCTTGGTCCATCGGCAGATAGTCGACATGCACGCGCACGCCGAACCTGTCGAGGAACGCAGCATTGAGCCGATTGGTATCGGTATAGCCTTTGCGCGATCCGCCCCCCGTCCCGTTGGTATTGTCGGTTGTCAGAAAGATCACGCCCGGTGCCACGCATACGCGCCGCCCGGTCTCGGCGATGAATAGCTGGCGATTGGCCAGGACGTTCTGCATGACAAATAGCGCGCCGGGACGTGCAACGGATGGTTCGTCCAAGCAGACCACGCAACCGGGTGTTTGGATGGCACGCGTTAGCTGTCCGTCCTGCCATGTCACGCCGCCCGATGCATCGGGCACTGTCATGCCGACAAGCGTCGACGCGTCGGTCCCAGTGTCACATGAGATAAGCGCAAACGGGCGTCCGGTCCGTGCGGCGATCTGTTGCGCCATTTCGGTTTTACCGGTCCCCGCGGGACCGTAAAGCATGACGTTGCGACCGCGCGCCAACTGGGACAACGCAACTTCGGTGCCCGGGTGTGGCCATACGTATTTGTCGTTTACCTTGGGCGTGTCGGGGTGCGAACCGTCCCACATCGCGGTTGTGCGCTTCGCCATGGTCCCCGCGACGTCAAACAACTTGCGCCATGTCTCGCTTTGCCCGGTTTGCTTCGCGACGTGCACTGGTCGCGCGCCGGCGGTCAGCATCGGCACTTCAATGGGAACCTCAACGCGAACCTCAACGGGCGGCTTGCGGGCTTCCGTGACCAGTGCACGCAGCCTGTCGTCAAGGATGCCAAATCCGCCCGTCATGATCAGACTGCGGATGGTTTGCACTTCGCTTTCGATCGCGGCGGCTATCGTCGCGTCTATCGTCGTATCGATCGCGTCGACTGTGTTCGTGTCGGTTGTGTCCATCGGGGTGGTTTCCTGGTCGTCCTGGTTGTCCTGGTCGTTCTGGTCCGCCTTGGCGCGATGAGCCTTCAGCGCGGTTGCGACCGCGCCAACAGCGCGCAACGCCGTGGCTGTCACGCCGTCATGGTCTACGCCGAGAGCGTCTAGGCCGGCTTTCAACTGGTCCAGCGTCAAATCATTGACGCGCCGGCCGTTCAATACGCTGTCGGCGTTGGGGTGGGTGCGGAGCGCGTGACGCAATGCGCCTCGCGCAACGTGCGATGGGTAAGCCATGTGGTGTCCCTTGTGTCAGTGTGTGGTGTCGTGGTGTCGTGTCGTTGGGCGCAGTAGCCCGGACCGTTCTTAGGACAAGACACATGGCAGGACAAGGAAAAACCCAGCAAATTGGCGAGGTTTCGCGATGGGGTGGGTGGCGCGGCTCGCCGAACTCCATCGCGGCCCTCATGCGATGTCAGGTGGCATACCGGGACCAGCGCCACTGCAAGCGATGTCGAGGGATCGCCATGCGTGGCTCGGACTACTGTGCGTGGCACTCGGGACTACGCGCGGCGACGGATGCGGCGGGACGCGGCGAAAGCCGGTTGCTGTCCCGCATGGAAGCGGCGGGTTTGCTGCCGCTGGACCTACTCGGGTTGCCGGTCTGGCGCGATCTCACGCGGTTGCCGCGGCGCGATCGGTCGCCGATGCGGCTGGCGCTGGTTCTGGCATGGGATAAGCGGGACCGCGAGCCGTTGCACTGGGCCAGGATGCAGCGGAAAGCCTACCACCTGGCGGAGAACGCGCCGCGCCAGGTGCGCCAGGTGGAGAAGACGCCGTGGCTCGCAAACGTCTGAGACCACTGGTCCCGCGGCGGGGCAAAGCGGGGACCAGTGGTCCCGTTGCGTCCACAGCACAGAACAAGACAAAAACAGGCGGTTTTGCTGCCCGGGCGGCCCTATCCGATGTGCTTGCGGACCGACAATCTCCGGCCTCCGCCAGGGTGTTTGCGGCGCGCACCCTGGCTGAGATGGATGGTGCGATAGGGCGGCATCAGGCGCCCCCATCGAACCTCGGCGCGACGCCTCTTGCTCAGCTGTCCCGGGACGAGCTGGTAGCTGAGCTGGGCAGGCTTCGGGCACTGATTGAGCTGGGACTGGTCCGCTAAGCCCTTGGTCCTGCTGGCATGTTGTCTTCCTCGCCAGGGGAGAGACGCTGGTCCCGCTGGTCCCGGGACCGGGCGCCCCGGGCTTGCCGCCCCCTCCAGGGGGTCGCGCCCCGCCGCGTTGAACCCATGATCCTTTGGGTCCGCAAACGCGCACCGCCTCAACTTTCGTTACGCTCGTGGAGGGGGGCGCCGAAAACAGCTGTTTGCTTTCAGTGTCTTGCCATGTGTAGGGTGTTGTCTGCCCTTACGGGGGAGACACAATGTCGGCTGTTCTGGAGCCGCGGGCAACGGCACCCATGCCTGCGCCGCCGGTGCGGCAGTACTCGTTCACCGACTGGCAGGTGAATAACCCGACTGCGCCACCCCCCGGCGACCGCATGGACGCCGAATACGATCGTGGCAATCAGTCGATCACCGATACCATCACCTGGGCCTCGATCTCGTTGAACACGGACGGCTCGATCCGTGACGCCATAATCGGCCAAAACAACCTGGTCTCAGGGCTGTTTGATGATGTCGCGCAAGGCATTATCGATCAGGTCCAGCCGATGGTCGACGACGCGCAAAGCTATGCGACGGCCGCGCAGACCTCGGCCTCGGATGCCGAGACGGCGGCCACGGCGGCAGGTGTCTCGAACACCGCGGCGCAGGCGGCGGCATCCACGGCGCAGACGGCGTCGACCGGCGCGGCGAACCAGGCGCTCGCGGCCGCCAGCTCCGCCGTGACGGCGAAGAACGCGGCCGCGGATGCGCTGAACGCGGCAGACGATGCCGCCGGCGACCTGGCCGCGTCGACCGACTATGCGGTGCTGACCCAGGCGTGGGCCGAGCACATGCCGGACCCGATCCCGCCCAATATCCTGGCGATCATGGGCATCACCGGGGACCACTGGTCCTCCCGTTGGTGGGCCAACAAGGCGGCCAATGCGTTCGGCGAACTGGCCTCGCTCTATCTCGGGGCCTGGCCGGCGCCGCCCAGCTCGACGCCGACCGGCGATAAGATCCCGCCGGGCGCGATCTACTACAACACGACCTCGGGCCAGCCGTTTGTCTGGGACGGCACCGAGTGGGTGCCGTTCTTCTCGCCGACCAAAGCCTATCTGCTGACCCTGCTGTATCGCGCCACGGCGGGCCAGACGGTGTTTCCGCTGACCGTGCCGGATCTCGGTCAGCAGACTTACGCGATCTCGCAGACCGAGGCGGAACCGCTGGAGGTTTACGTCAACGGCGCGCGGTTGCCGCAGGACGCGCCGAACCCCGGCAACGGTGACTGGAACCTGGACGCGGCCACGTCGACGGTCACCTTCCTGGCGCCGCTGAGCGTCGGGTCGATGGTGCAGATCGACATCATGGCGCCGACGTCGTTGCTGTCGCCATCACGCGTGCAGACCCAGGCGTTGCTGGATTTCAACATCGACCCGGCGACCGGCAACCCAGGGCAGATCGACGGCACGCGGGCGACCTTCCCTTTGGCGCTGCCTGATAAAACGCCGGTGACGGTAAACTCGGCGCAGGAGCTGTTCGTCTCGCTTGACGGCGTCGTGCAGCAGCCTGGCACCGACTTCAACGTCAACAGCACCACGATCACGTTCGGCGAGGCGCCGACGATTGGCGCGCGGGCGTGGAGCACCTGGTATGGCGCTGGGGGCACCACCGTTGTGGATTACCTGCCGCTGACCGGCGGCACACTGACCGGCGCGCTGACGATCAACAGCGGCACTGACCCAACGCTCTACATCACCAGTTCCAACACTGGGGTCTGGCCTGGCGTGATCATTGACGGTGCCGCCGGCTACCTTCAGAGCATCGTAAACGGTCATCCGCGCTGGGAGATCGACCTCGGCGATGGCGTCGCGGAAACCGGCAGCAACACCGGATCGAATTTTGGGATCTTCCGTTACGACGACGCGGGGAACGGCCTTGATCCTAATTATGTGTTGTTCATCTCACGCGAAACCGGCCTCGTGACGCTGGCCGCCGGCCTGACCGTCACCGGACTGGTAACCACTGACCCGCCGCCGATCACGACCGGCGTATGGAACGGCTATCAGATCGGGTTGAACATGCTGGGCAACGCCGCTCAATATGGTTCGGCGATGGTCTTCGGTGGACCGGCGACCGACCCCTTCGCCTTCGCCTGGCTGCGCTACAACGATGCGCTGTATCTCTCGACCATGCCGGCGCTGGATGACACCAGCGGCACGTATAGCGAAATCGACCTTGTGGCGTTCTCGCAAACCAACGTCCACGTTTTAACCGATATCATCGTCGATGGCGCGGCACTCTTTAACGGCAACGCGACCGTTGGCGGCGGCCTGACCGTCATCGGACCAATAACCACTGAGGCTGATCCGGCGATCACTGGCGTCTCTGTGGACATCGAGGCCACCGGGGATATCAACACGGGCTGGGCGTATTTGTATACCGCCAATCAAACCGGCACGGCTGACGCCGGTGAGGCCGGCGTCGGCACTGGCAGCACAGATCAAGGCAACGGCGGCACGGTTTATGTATATACTGCCAACTCCAATACTGGCAGCAGCGGGAGCGTATTTATCTATTCCGGCAACACTGGCGGCGCTGCCGGCAAGGTCTGCGGTGACGTCAAGATCTGGACCGGGTCCGCCCCCAACGGCGCGACCCCGGGCAACCTGCTTCTACCGGGTCTCCCGACGGCTGATCCCCACCGCGCTGGCGCGGTCTGGGCCGATGCCGCAGCTGCTTTTGCGATGAAGGTGTCCCAGGGATGAGTTCGCGCAATTTCAGCCTGGCGCAAGCCCCCAACAACGGCATCACCGTGCTGCCGGATCTCAGCACCATCACGCCACCGCCGAACTATGTTCTGGTGGTCAAGGATGTCGTTAATAACATCGTATATACCGAGTTTGCTGACGCCTCGATCGCGCTGGCCGCAGTGCCGGAGGCACCACAGGATGGCGCGATCTACGGCCGCGGCGACGGTAGCTGGGTCCCGGCGCTGCCGCTGACTGGCGGCGTGCTGACCGGGTTGTTGACGCTCTCGGCGGATCCGGTCGCCAACCTGGACGCCGCGACCAAGCAGTATGTCGACAACATAATTTTCCGCGCCGGCGGTCCGTTCCTGCAGCTAGGCGGCGGCACCTTGACGGGACCACTGGTCCTGCATGCAGATCCGGCAGTCGTCCTGGGCGCGGCGACCAAGCAGTATGTCGACGCGGTGCGCGCCGCCATCCCGGGCGGTGCACCGGTGCAGAGTGTCGCCGGGCACACCGGCGTGGTGGTGTTGACGCACAACGACATCACTGACTGGGCGGCGCAGCTCGCGCCGTATGCGCTGACCGGTCAGGTGCCGATCGCGGCGACCGCGTTACCGCTGATGGATGGCGCTGCCGCGGTTGGCGCCGCGGCGGGATGGGCGCGCGGCGATCACGTGCATCCGTCCGATGCGACACGGCTCGCGCTGACCGGTGGCACGATGACCGGCGGGATCAGCTTCGGCTCAACGGCCGGGGCCACGCCCAGCGATTTCAGCCATCATCTGATGCTGTGGAACCCGGGTTATGGCATCTCGATCACGTCCAACCGGCTGAACATCGTCACTGGGGGCCAGGTTTTCTTCAGCATCGGTAACACCGACATCGCCAGCTTTGCGGCTGGCGGCCTGTTCATGGCCGGGGCCAATACGGTGACGTTGGGGGCAGACCCGACCGCCAATCTGCAAGCTGCGACGAAGCAATACGTCGACCTGAATAAAACCCGCGGCCTTGTAGACGTATCGACCAACGCAGCAGCGCCGACCGTAGCGCAGACGGATTACGCCTACATCTACATCTACGGTTCGCCGACCGGACCCGCTGCCATCACGATGCCGGTCGCGACCACGGTGCGCGTGTTGTGGACGATGAACAACACAACCGCCCAACCGGTGACGATCCAGGGCACCAGCGGTGGCACCATCACGATCCCCTCTGGCGCCTCGCAGGGCGTGTGGACCGACACCGCCGGCATCTATCCGCTCTATAATGCAGGGGTGACCAGGGCGCCTGGCGACAACACGACCTTTTGGGCGACCACCGCGTTCGTGCACGGCTATTTGCCACTCGTAGGCGGCACTGTGACCGGGGCGCTGATCCTCGCCGCTGATCCCGCTGTCGCGCTTGGTGCTGCGACCAAGCAATACGTCGACGCGCACAGCGGTGGTCTCACCGAAGCGCCCACCGATGGCTTCGCCTATGGCCGCGTGAGCGCCGCGTGGGCGCGTGTGCTGCCGCTCACCGGCGGCGCCTTGAGCGGCAGTCTCGGTGTCGGCCAGCCAATCCCGGCGAACAACGCCACCGCGTATGCCTCGTTGTTTGCGAACGGGGTGGTGGCTGCCCAAAATCTGGCCGTTAATGCCTACATCGATACAACGGGCACTTGGCATTACCTGGCCGCAGCTCCAGCAGCGGTCCTTGCGACCCTGACCGCTGGTGCGGGCGGCGTTGAGCTATTCCCCTTTGCGTCCGGCGCGGCTGGTGCGGCCGTCACCTGGGGACCCGCCTTTGTGTTCGATGCGCACGGCAATTTCGGTCTCGGCGTCGCGCCGCCGGCGGGCCAGTCGACGCCTAGCGCCACGGGGGGTTGGCTGTTTGGTTGGGGCCTCACAGCAGGGAACTGGGGCAGCAACGTCTACTATGGCAGTGATGCCAACTGGCACTATTTGGCCGCCGGTGTTGCACTGCTCATCACGCAGGGTTCGCCCGGCTGGGGCTGGATAGTGGCGCCGACCGGTGTCGCGGGTGCTGTCGCGTCGATGCAACAGGCGATGTCGCTCAGTCCCGCCGGCCAGCTGGTCACAAAAGCCGGCATCTATGCGATGAACGATGGAGGCTTCGGCCTCGCGTCGGACGCAACCTATAAATATCACATCTGGCAAAGCGGGTGGCAGGACAGTTGGCGCATTTCGGACGGACTGCGCATCTGGGGATCGCCGTCGGCCAACGCGATGACGCTCGATGGTTCGGGCAATCTCGGGGTGGCGGGCGCCTTCAACGCGGCCGGCATCGTGACCGGCAGCAATTTTATGAGCAACGGCGGCTATTTCTTTGTCGCCGCCAACAGCGCCTATTATTTCGGTCGCAACCCATCGAACGGCTACTGGTATATCGTCAATAACAACGCGACCATGTTCACGCTGGATACCGGCGGCGCTCTGACCCTCGCTGGCAGCGTCAACGCCGGCGGCAACCTCACTTCCCGCAACGGGGGAAGCGTTCTCGGTGCCGGTGGCAATGGCGTCATCCTGCAGTTCGCACCCAGTTGGTATTTTGATTGGAACGGCACCAACGGCACCTTGACCTGGATCGTCGCCGGCGGCACTGCCGTGGAGTGGATGGATAGTAGCGGCAACACGACGCAACTCGGTGCCTGCTACGCGACGGCATATCCTGGTCCATCCGATGCACGGCTCAAGCGGAACATCCAACCGTGGGCGCGCGGTCTGGCAGCGGTGGTCCAGCTGCAGCCGGTCAGTTTCGAGTATAACGGCGAGGGCGGCCTGTTCGATGACGGCGTGACGCGTTTTGGTTTCGTCGCGCAGGACGCAGAGGCATATCTGCCCGAGGCGGTGCATGTCATGCCGCCGCCGTCTGCATCGGTGCAGAACCCCCTGTCGAACCAACTGGCGTTTGACAACGGCACGCTGATCGCCGCGATGGTCAACGCCATCAAGGAACTCGCCACGCGCGTCACCGCGCTGGAGGCGCACGCATGACCGCACGCATCCAGACCCAGCGTCTGCAGGGCGTCGGGCAGCTGCCGCCGAACGGTGCGCGCCCGTTCGGCGAGCTGTGGCTGAACGTCCCGGATCGACGGCTGGGCATGATCGACCCCACTCAGGCCCCGATCGATCTGCTGCCGATCCGCGCCTACGCGCCCAGCGCCGGCTACGCTGCCGGTGACTTCGTGGTCAACGCCGGGCAGCTGCTGCAGGCCAAGGCCGCGATCGTGCCGAAGCCCTTCGCGGCGACCGACTGGAACGCCTACCAGTCGACCGCGCAGAACGATGGGCGGTATCTGGCGATTACTGGCGGCAGCCTGACCGGACCGCTGACCTTGGCCGGCAATCCGACCACGGCGACGCAGGCCGCCAACAAGTCCTATGTCGACAGCACGGCCGCGGCGGGCGACGCCACCGTGCATGCGTATGTCGATACGACGGTGGCCAAGTATCTGCCGCTCACCGGCGGCACGCTGACGGGTCCCCTCGGCGTCGGCGGCCACGGCGTCAGCTATCCGGGCCTGGGTTGGTCCCACCTCACCGCGATCGGCTGGGACGGGACCAACTTCCAGGCCGCCGGCGACGGCTCCTATATCGGCGCCCTGGCGCTGCAAAGCTGGGTCTCCGGGCATTATCTGGCGCTCACCGGTGGTGCGCTCACCGGGCCGCTCACGCTCAACAGTGGTCTCACGTTCAGCTGGCTGGGCGCCGATGCGCACGCGATTTCAATCGGCTGGGACGGCAATCTTCAGGTCTGGGTCGACGGCACGTATGTCGCCGCACTTGCCACCACGGCGATGCTCGCCGGCTATCTGCCGCTCGCCGGCGGCACCGTGTCCGGCACGCTGGATGTCTCCAGCGGGCGGGTGATTTCCTACAACGCCAACAACAACCCGGCGTTCACCTGCTACAACACCACGGCCAACTACGCCTGCGGCATGTGGTGCGATCCCCAGGCCAACCTGGTGTTCGGCGGCATCGATGGCGCCGGCAATCCGGTGGTCGCGTATGGCTGTTTCAACACCGGCGGCACGCTCTATGTCGCCGGTGATGTCGGCATCGGCAACTACGGCGGCACGCCCACCATGCAGCTCCTGGTCGGTGGGACTTCCTGTGGTATCGGGTTCACCAGCTGGGTGTTGGCGTTCGGTGAGAGCGACGGCACGCTGGCGTGGTATCCGCCCTCTCAAGGCGCGCTGTTCTGGTGCGAGGCCAGCGGCGTGTTCCACGCGGCAAACTTCGTCGCCTATTCCGATGTCCGGGGCAAGACCAACGTGGTGCCGACTGACTGCGGCCTGCCCGCGGTGCTGCAGCTCAATCCGGTGAGCTTCCGGCGCCTGACTGACCCGGATCATAGCGAACTCGGCTTCATCGCGCAGGATGTTGCCGAGGTCATCCCCGAGGCGGTGCGCGAGGGTCGCGCACGTGCCACCGACGATGCCGTTCTCGGGCTTTTGCTCACCCCCATTGTGGCCGCCCTGGTCAACGCTGCGAAGACGTTCGACCAGCGGCTGCGCGTCCTCGAAGGAGATTTGCGCCCATGAACGCTCCGTTTAACCCGACCGATCGCCTCACTGTTGAGCTGGAAGCGCAGCAGTGGAACCAGGTGCTGGCCTTGATCGCCGAAGGTCCGTTTCGTGTCGCGGCGCCGCTGATGCAGACCCTGCAGGAGCAGCTGCAGAACCCGAAGACCCCGCGTGTCTTCCCACGGGAGGCCAGCTGATGGCACAGCCTGGCGCCCGGCACGTTGACGACCCGCTGCCGCATCCGATCCCGGTGTTCCGGGTGCTGAAACAGGCATGGCGCGACCATGTCGCCAGCGGCACCGGCTGTGAAATCGATGTGGATACGCAGCCCGACCAGCTGAGCACCGACCCGACCACGGTTTCCGGCGCGGTGTATTGCGATGCTGCGACGCCGTTCCCGGTGAGTGTCACGGTGAGCCTGACGGAGGGCGGCACGGTGACGGCCACGCAAAGTGCTGCGGTGGTCCCCGGGACCGGCGCCTACACCACGACCTTTCCGGCCGACACGCTGGCGGCGGGAGAGGTGACGGTCGACGTCCACTCTGACCTGCCGCTCGCTGACGCGACACCGTCCAGCTTCACCGTGACATGAGCAAAGGAGGACCCTGACATGACACCCGAAAAGCAGTCTCCAGTGGACGAGCCGCCCGGCAAGGACGGCACCCAGGGCGTCAATCCGAGCAACAAGGACGCGCCGGTGCCCGAGTATGAGCCGGGGACCAACCCGCCTGGCACCAATCCACCTGTGCCGCCCGAGAAAGACCCGGCGACCCATCCGGTGCCTGGTTCGATCCCGACGTTCAATCGGGACCCAGACGAGGACCCGGGACCTGATGCGGCCTGACGTTGCCCGGTATGAACTAGCCCTCAAGCGGATGATCGCGGTCATCGACGCGCCCACGTCGATGCTCGCCTTCACCCGCTTGATGATGCCCAGCCCGCGCTTCCCGGATGACCCGGACCACTCGCGTTATGAGGTGCAGCGGTTTCACCAGGTCATCTGTGTGGCGCTGGAGGAACTTGCCGCCGGGCGGATCCGCCGGCTGATCATCAATCTGCCGCCGCGGCACGGCAAGACGCAGCTGGCCAGCAAGATGTTCATTGCCTGGTTCGCCGGGCTGCATCCCGAACTCAGCACGATCTTTGGCACCTACAACGAAAAGTTCAGCCAGGACATCGGCCGTGCGGTGCGCGACATCATGGTCTCGCCGCCGTATGCGCAGGTGTTTCCCGGGACCAGGCTCAAGACCGACAGCCAGGCCGCCGATCGCCTGGAGACCACCGAGGGCGGCATCCTCGCCTTTGTCGGCCGCGGTGGGACCACCACCGGGCGCGGTGGCGATCTGCTGTGCATCGATGACCCGATCAAAGACCGCATGGAAGCCGACAGCCCGACCATCCGGGACACGCTGTGGAACTGGTTCACCCAGGTCATGGCGTCCCGTCTGATGGACGAGACCGGGCGGATCATGTTGATCCAGACCCGCTGGCACCAGGATGATCTGATTGGTCGGCTCACCGATCCGCACAACTCCTATTACGATCCAGATGAGGCCGCCGAGTGGCACATCATCGATCTGCCGGCGCTGGCGTTCGACGACGGTAAGGACCCGCTCCAGCGTCAAGTCGACGAACCGCTTTGGCCTGGCCGCTTCGGCAGGGACTATCTGCTGGCGTTGCGGCGGCGGGACCATCGTGGCTTCTCGGCGCTCTACCAAGGGCGACCATCGCCCGCCGGCGGCACGTTTTTCAGCGTCGACTGGCTGCACACCTACCGGCCCAACGAACTGCCGAGCAATCTGCGCTGCTATGCCGCGTCGGATCACGCGGTGGCCCTCAAGCAGGGATCCGACAAGACCTGCCTGATGGTCATCGGTGTCGACAGCCAGGACACTATCTGGGTGCTGGCGGACCTGGTGTGGCGGCAGATGACCGCGGAACAGTCGGTCGAAAGCATGCTGCGCATGATGAAGCTGCATAAGCCGCTGTTCTGGTGGGCTGAGCGCAGTCACATCTCTAAATCCATCGGTCCGTTCCTGCGCAAGCGGATGCTGGAGACGCACACCTTCTGCAGCCTGATCGAGATGCAGCCGATCGCCGACAAGCAGACCCGCGCGCAGTCGATCCAGGGGCGTTTGTCGATGAACCGTGTGCGGTTTCCCGAGCGGGCGCCGTGGTGGCCCGCGGCGCGCGACCAGATGCTGAAATTTCCGTATGACGCGCATGACGACTTCGTGGATACGCTTGCCTATATCGGCCTCGGGCTGACGTTGCAGGTTCCTGCCGGCAGCCAGCGCAACCCGGATGACGACAGGCCGCCGGCAAACACCTTTGGCTGGTTGAAGATGCAACGGGACCAGGCTGAGCGGAGTGTCAAACTCGGCTATGGGTCGGGTGGCTGGTGATGAGCGGGATGATGGGACCACCGGCAGGACCAGCGGGACCAATGGGTGGACCGATGCCGCCCGGACTGGCGCCCGATCCAGGCCCGGCAACCGTGCCGCAGCAGTCGCAGGTGCCTGGCACCGGGCAGCCGACCTTTGTCGCGCGTGATCGGCCGGACCCGGACGATCCACGCCGCAAGCTGGTCAACCGCTGGCAGGATAAGGTCAAACGCGCCAAGCGGCACTGGCGCACTCAGTTCCGCCGCATGCGTGAGAACATGGAGTTTTGCGAGGGCCGCCAGTGGCCTGACATGGGGAAGACCGAAAAGCGCGACGATCGCTATGTGGCCAACATCTGCATCCGTCACGTGCTGCAGCGCACCGCCGAGCTGTATCCGAACAACCCGACGATGCAGGCCCAGATTAAAAAGCGGATGATCGCGCAGACCTGGGACGGCACCGAAATGGAGCTGCAGCAGGCCCAGCAGTCGGCCCTGATGGCGAGCCAGTCCGGCATGCCGCCGGATCCCAACAGTATGGCGATCCTGCAGGACGCCGCGATGGTCAAGCAATACGATGCGATGATGAAGCGCGTCGGCGACACCCTGGAACTGCTGTATAAATATAACATCCAGGAACAGACCCACTCGTTCAAAGCGTCAATGAAAATGTCGATCCGCCGCGCCATCGTCACCGGCGTCGGCTATGTCAAATTAGGATTTCATCGCGCCATGAAGATGGCCCCTGAGATCGAAAACCGCATCGCCGATATGAGCGAGCGCCTGGCCAATATCGAGCGCCTGGCGGCGGATCTGTCGGATAAGGAAATCCAGCCCGACAGCGCCGATGCGGAGGAACTGCGCCTGGCGATCCGCAGCCTTACCGCCGAGGGGCAGCTGGTGGTGCGCGAGGGGCTGATCTTCGACTATCCCGACAGCACGGCGATCATCCCCGACCCGCGGTGCCGCACCTTGCGCGGCTTCCTGGGTGCCGACTGGGTGGCCCAGGAATACCTGCTGACACCGGACGAGGTCGAAGAAATCTACATGGTCGACATCGGCACCGGCTATACCGCCTACAACGAGGACGGCAACTCGACAGGCTACGGGCCGACGTCCGAGCACCACTATTATGCCGGTTATGGTGGTGGTGGCAGCGATGACGGCAACGGTCCGCTGATGCCGTGGGCGTGCGTCTGGGAGGTCTATAATCGGAAGGACGGCACGGTCTACGTGGTGTGTGACGGTTACCCGGATTTTCTGCAGGAACCCACCGTCCCCGACGTGGAGACCACGCGGTTCTGGCCGTGGTTCGCGATCGTGCTGAACGAAGGCTATGACGAAAAGACGCTGTTTCCGCAGTCCGACATCGACCTGATCCGCGACATGCAGCTGGAGCTGAACCGCTCCCGCCAGGGGCTGCGCGAGCATCGTCGGGCCAACCGCCCGAAGACCGCAGTGGCGGCCGGTCTCCTAGAGGACGTCGACCTGGACAAGCTGCGCACCCACCCGGCGAACGCGTTGCTGGAACTCAACGCGCTGGCGCCAGGCCAGAAGATCGAGGACGTGCTGCAGGTCATCAAGATGCCGCCGATCGACGCCGCGGTCTATGACACCGCGCCGGTGTTCGAGGACGTCCTGCGGGTGCTGGGCAGTGACCAGGCGGACCAGGGGACCACCTCTGACGCGACGGCCACCGAGGTGTCGGTGGCGCAGTTTTCGCAGAACACCGACCTGACTTCCACCGTCGACGACATCAACGACATGATGTCCGAGCTGGCCCAGGCCGCGTCGCAGCTGCTGGTGCTCAACGTGTCGCAGGAGATCGCCACCAAGGTGGTGGGACCAGGCGCCGTCTGGCCGACGCTGAACAAGCAGATGGTCGCCGATAACATCTGGCTGGAGGTCGATGTCGGCGCCAACGGTCCGCCTAACCGCCAGGAAGACGTCCAGGTGCTGACCCAGCTGGTGCCCTTGCTGCAGCGGATCCCGGGGATCAACCCCGAGTGGCTGGCCCGCCAGCTGATCCGCCGCATGGGCGACGACATCGATCTGACCCAGGCGTTCGCCGAGGGCACTCCCAGCGTCGAGGCGATCAACCAGATGATGAGCCGCCCGCCCGCGGCGCCTGGTGCTCCAGGACCAGGTGCTGGTCCCAGCGGCGCCGGCAAAGGCCCGCCGCGGCCGCCTGGTCCAGCGCAGGACCCCAATGCCCAGGGACCGGTCGGGATGACCAACGCGATGACCGGCCCCGGCACCCAGGGACCGCTGGGACCACACGTGCCGCCGCTGCAGGTCTACGGCGCCAACGGCAACCGCCCCGGCAGTGGCGGCCCGGCCAACGTGCCCGGGCGCAGCCAGGGTATGCCAACGCCATGAAAAGAGGCTCCCCATGTCCCCCATCACGCTGCTGATCGTGGTCCTGTTGGTCCTGCTCCTGGCCGGCGGGGGTTACGGGTTCCGCGCCGGTTGGGGCCTGCCCAACTACTATTACGGCGGCGGCGTCCTCACCGTGATCCTGGTGGTCGTGCTGGTCCTGCTGCTGCTTGGCTATCTGTGACGGCCTGGCGCTGCCGCTGCCGGATGCCGGACGGCACGATCGAGGAAACCCACTGGATCACCCAGGATGGCGCAGATCAGATGGAAAGCGAGACCGAGCAAGCCTGCCCTGGCGCGCGGTGCGAGGTTGAGCCGATCGATGAGCCTGGTCCTGGTCCTGCTGCTGGCCGCCTGTGAGGGTGGCGGCACGGGTCCTGAGACGCTGATGTTGCCCGGCTCGTCGCAGGTCAACCTGACCCTCACGGTCGGTCCGGGGTGCCCGCCGGTGCTCACCGTGGATCCGCCCAGGCGTCGATAAACCGGTGTCGTGTCAGGTGTCTTGTGGTGTTGTGCTAGACACAGGCACAACACCGGCGCATAACCCGTTGCTGGTCCAATATTGCAGGATCGGCAAGCCCCTGGATGTCAGACACGACATCGACCACGGACGGTCCAGCCTCCTCAGACGCGCCCTCGTCCAGCGCCGTCGAACCGGCAAGCACGCCCAGCCAACCGAGCGCGCCCGCCACTGACAGCCCTGCGCCCTCGTCAGGCGCCGACAGTACTGCGCCCTCGTCAGGCGACAGCCGCCAGTCCGACCGTGATGGATTGCTTGCCGCAGTCCGCAAGGTTGTAGAGACCAAGCCCGAACCGACAGCCGTCCCCTCAAATGACGCGGATGCTGACGGTCAAGGCCAACCCTCTCGGGACCAGGCAGCGGCAGTGGGACAGTCGGGGGACAAAACCCCGCCGGATGCCCAGACCGATCCGTCCAAATCGACCGAAACCGAAGCCGATCCGACCGAGGCCGAACTCAAGAAGCTGCGGCCGGAAACGCGTCGACGTTTCGAGCGTCTGCTCACGCAACGCAACGAAGCCCGCCAGACCATCGACGCCTTGCAACCGGAGCTGCTGCAGCACCGGCAACTGCAGGGTTATCTCCAGCAACACCAGTTGGCGCCGGATGACGTCAATATGCTGTTGGGGGTCGGTGCGGCCCTGCGTCGCGGCGATTACCAGGGTTTCCTGAACGGCGTGACGCCGTATGTCATGGCGGCGCAGGAGGCGCTTGGTTTTCGTGTCAGCCCGGACCTGCAAAAGCAGGTCGACGAAGGGCTGATCGATGAGAACTCAGCCCGGGAACTCACCCGCACGCGGCACCGCGCCGCGCAGGCCGAGGCCCAGCTGAAAGACGCCAACCGGACGGCGGCCACGATCCAGCAGATGCAGCATGTGGATCAGATCCGCACCGCTGTGGACACCTGGGAACGAGGCATCCAGCGACGGGATCCCGACTACGACCAAGTGTCGGATGCTGTTCGTCGCTATGCACAGGGCCTGTTGCAGGAGAGGGGGACACCCAAAACTCCGCAAGAGGCGGTGGCACTGACGCAGGCAGCGTATGATGAGGTCAGAGCTGTGTTCGCCCGGGCGCGTCCTGCGCCGCAGGCCACACGATCCGCTCCATCCAGCATCCATGTCGCAACCGGCACGCAGAAAGCGGAACCCCGCACCATGAAAGAGGCGGTGGTCTATGCGCTCGCGGACATGCGGCGTGCCTCCTGACATGCGGATGAACCACCATGGCGTTCACGGCAGGAGAAGTCTCCAACATCGCCAACGCGGCGTTGGATTTTTACTACAACAAGGGAGACACCTTTAAGCAGGCGATCCAGGCGAAGCCGCTGCTTCGCCTGTTTGAGGGCAGCGCGAAATCCTTCCCCGGCGGCAAAGGCAATATCAGCCTGGCGGTGAAGGGTGATTATGGCGCCGGCGGCGTCAACGACCACGTGGTCGGCTACACCCACAACGACACGGTCAACTTCTACACCCCGGCCAACATCAAGCGGGTGAACTACCCGTGGCGTGAGCATCACATCGGTCTGACGCTCACCCATACCGAGTTGAAGATCGACGGGATCAGCGTCACCGACGACGAGGGTGACGGCAGCTCGCTGTCCAATCACTCGGACCGCGATGTCACCGTCCTGGTGAACCTGCTGCAGGACAAGCTGGAGGACTTCGGCGAACAGTATGCGCGTTCGATGAACGCCCTGCTGTGGGGTGACGGCACGGCTGATGCCAAAGCCCTTGCCGGTATCCAGTCGATCATCGCTGACGTGCCGAACACCGGGAACCTGGGCGGCCTGTCACGCGCGTCCAACATCTGGTGGCAGAACCGTGCCGCGACCACGGCGTTCGGCACCGCCGGCGGGCGCGGTCCGGTGACGTCAGCCACGGCCAATGGCGGTGCCCTGCTGCAGTTCCTGCAACAGGAAAATCGCCAGCTGATCCGGTATGGCGGACGGCCGTCGAAGTTCCTCGCCGGCAGTTCCTTCATCTCGGCGATGGAGACCGAGATCCGCGCCAACGGCAACTACTCGCTGAGCGGCTTCACCGGGCCACAAGACGGCAGCATGGGCCAGTTGAAGTTCATGAACTGCGTCATCGAGTATGACCCGACGCTTGATGATCTTGGTCACACCAAGCGGGGTTACTGGTTCGATCCGCGGCACATCTACCTGATGAAGCAGGACGGCGAGTGGGACCACAAGTTCACGCCGGCGCGGCCTTACAACCAGTTCGTTATGTACAAGTCGATGACGCACACCGGTCAGATGGTGGCGCAGCAGGTCAACTCTGCACTGGTGGTGGACATCGCCTGAACGCACGCGGGACCAGTCTCCCCCGGGACTGGTCCCGTTTCACGTGAAACTATCCAAAGGAGATTAAATGCCCGCGTTCCATCTGTTGCGCTGCATGGTCGCTCTCGGCGGGGACCAGGGCAACCAGGTCTATCGTCACCGCGGTCGGCCGATCGTGTTCCCCGAGCTGCCGATCCTGCAGTTCATGCACGGCGACGAAGCCATCACCGACATCGCCGTGGTCGGCGTCTGGGACGCCAGCAACGACGAGGTGCTGCAGCGCCTGGTAACCATCTATCAGCCCGAGACGGTGCAAGCGGTGTTCCCCGGTGCCCGCCCGCGGCTGCCGCTGTCCGATCCGTCGATCCCACGCTGCACCTTGCCGGTCTTCAAAGCCAAGCCGACCAAGCCGGAAAACCCGGACCCCCGGCTGCGCCCGCTGGATCAGTTCACCATCACCGAGGACATGCCGGTGCTGGACGCGCCCGACCCGGTGCCGGAAACCGAACCGACCGCGGACGAGATCGCGGCGCACGCGCAGGACGACGACGAGCTGGGTCTGGGCCTGGAGCCGTTGCCGGTCCCGGGACCAATGCCACTCCCCGAGGACCAGCCGCATCTGCTGCGCGACACGCACGGCCGCGGTTCGTCCCGCACCGCACGCGCCGGGCGCCACCCGGTGACGCTGCCGGACGTGAACGCCGGCGGCAGTCATAGCCCGCAGCACGTGCAGCAGCATCGGTCTCGGCCGTAATGGGCAAGCAGTTGCGCGACATGCTGACCGATCTGCGGGCCGAAGTCGGGCACAGCACCAACGTCGCGCACGGCATCAATGACCGTGACACGCTGATTTACTATCTCAACCGCACGCAGCTGCAGCTCTATCAGGACTATGACTGGCCGCAGCTGATCGTCGACCGCGACATCAAGCTGGCGGACGGGCAACGCTATTACACGTATCCAGTCGACCTGGCGTTCGATGACATCACCCACATCTGGGTGCTGATCAACACCGTCTATAACGAACTCGCCTACGGCATCGGCCCTTACGAGATGGTGCTGTGGAACTCGGACAACGGGTTCAAAGCGTGGCCGACCCGCAAATGGATGCACCACGCTGACGACAACACGATGGAGCTGTGGCCGGTCCCCGACGCCAGCGCGGTCAACGCCAACGCCATCATCCGGGTGCGCGGGACCAAGACCGTCACCAAGATGATCAACGACGACGACCAGGCCACGCTGCCGGACAACCTGATCACGCTGTTCTCGGCGGTGGAGATCCTGCAGCGCGACAACGCCAAGGATGCCGCGCTCAAGCTGAGCAAGGCGAACGAGGCGATGCGTCGGCACCGGGCGCGGCAGTTCAGCCACAAGCAGGTGCGCCCGATCGTCATCGGCGGCGGCGGTGGTGACGCCCAGTCGCGGCCCGGGCACCAGCCGGTGCTGGGTCTTGACTACATCCCGCCGGGTTATGGCTCCGGTCCCGGTTCGGTCGGTCACTGATGGCGGCCGGCAGCAAAGTCTTTTCGGTCACCGATTTCAAAGAGGGTCTGGATGTCCGCAAGACCCCGCTCACTGCGCCTGGCGGTTCGCTGCGGATCCTGACGAACGCCGTGCTGAACTCCGGCGGCGAAATCGAGAAGCGTCTGGCGTTCGTGCAGCAGACCACGCTGCCGCCGGATTACACCTATCTGTTCGGCCAGGGCAGCTCGCTGCACGCTTTCGGCGTCAACACCACGGCGGTCATCCCGCCGGGGACTTTACCGGTGCCGATCGTCGCGCACAGCCTGGCCGCGGCCCCGGAGCAGATCGTCTTTCTGTCGGATGTCGAGGCGTATGACGACAAGTTCTTTGTCTGCGGCGAAGGCGCCAGCGGGACCACTTATTGCTGGTATGACGGCGCGCTGGTCCTGGAGGCGGACGGTAGCTACAGCCACGGCAGCTACGTGCGCACCTGGAAAAGCAAGATGTATCGCATCGATCAGCAATACCTGCGCTTTTCCGGGGTGAACAACCCGGCGCAGAACGACCCTGCATCGGTGGACGAACCGGGCGCCGGCTTCATCAACATCTCACTGAACGACCCGGACGGCGAAAGCCTGCAGTCCATGGAAGTCTACTACAGCAGCATGGCGGTGCTGTCCCGGCTGCAGACGCAGATGTGGACGCTGGACCCCGATCCGACCAACGACACGTTGGGGCAGCTGTTGCGGATCGGCACGGTGGCGCCACGGTCGATCGTGCAGTTCGGCACCGGCGATGTGCTGTTCCTGTCCGACAGCGGCGTGCGCAGCCTCAAAGCCCTGTATATCAATCTCGCCGCCAGCGTGTCCGATGTCGGATCGGCGATCGACAACCTGCTGATCGCCGCGATCCGCGCCAACCCGACCGGGATCCTCCGGGCTGATGCGGTGGTGCAGCCGATCCAGGGGCGCTACTGGCTGAGCGTTGAGGACACGATCTATGTGCTGAGCTACTTCCCTTCCGGCAGCATCACCGCGTGGTCAACCTTCAATACCGGGTTCACGGTGCGGCACTTCGCGTTGGTCGAAAACATGGTGTTCTGCGACGACACCGCGGGTAACCTCTACCTCTATGGCGGCGTCACGCGTGCGGAGTATGACAGCTGCCTGGTCACCGTGCGCACGCCGCACATGACGGCCGACGCGCCGACCGAGAACAAGCGCATCAAGAGTGTCGACGTGATGTGCCAGGGTCAGTGGTCGGTCAGCATCGGCATGCTGCCCAACAACACCGACGCGTTCGAGCTGTGCGCGACGGTGCAGGACAACACCTATGGCCTGATGAGCATCCCGTTCGCCGGCTACGGCACGCATTTTGGCGTCCACATGGAGCACCAGGCGCCAGGACCAGCGATGATGGCGGCGCTGCACTTCAACATCCAAGAGGGCGTGGTGAAATGACCGTCGGCATGCATGAGGTTTGCCATGCGGGGGTGAAGCATATCGTCCGCAATCTGCGCGAGCGGGACCGGCGCGAGATCTTCGCGCTGCGCTGGGACAATGATGAGGATGTGCTGATCGAGGAAATCGCGCGTGGGGCCGGCGCGCTGTGGAAAATCTGGTCCTGGGACAGCGAACCGGTGGCGATCAACGGCGCGCTCCCGGTGCGCCCCGGCGTGGTGATCTGCGGTGCGTTCGGCACTGACAAATGGCGCAAGACTTTGCGGCCGATGACGCACTGGTCCCGTAGCTTCGTCATCCCCGCACTGCAGCTGTCCGGCTATCACCGAGGCGAAGCCTACGTGATGGCGGCCAACACCGACAGCCGGCGCTGGATTGAGATGCTGGGCGGCACGGTCGAAGCCCTGTTGCAGGGCTACGGTCGCAACCGCGAGGACTTCCTTTTGTATACCTGGGATCTGACGAAAAACCGGAGTGAAGGCGATGTGCATAGGGGGCGGCCACGCCAGCAGCGGTCCACAATACGGCAATGTGAGCTACACTGACCCGACCACCGGGAACGTCAGCAACTACTATGTCGAACAGGGCGTGCCCGGTGATTATGCGTCGCGTGGTGCCACCACTGTGGCGCAGTATCAGACGATGGCGAGCCAGGATCTGAGTGACAAGCAGATCGCGGCGCAGTCGCAGATCGCCCAGCAGCAGCAAGCCTTCAACCAGCAGCAGGCGGACGCACAGGCCGCGCAATATGCCCAGCAGCAGCAACAGGCCCAGGACCAGGCGACCCGGCAGAGCGAATATGACACCGGGCGTGCGCAGACACTGGGCGAGGGCACCCAGCAGATCAACGATGCGTTCGCCAAGTTCAGCCCGGACTATTTCAACCAGTATGCCCAGGACTACATGTCCAAGGCGCAGGACGACATCACCTACCAGCAGAATATCGCGCAGAAAGCCCTGCAGTTCTCCCTCGCACGCCAGGGCATTTCCAGCAGCCAGGCCGGGGTCAACCAAGAGGGTCTGATCCAGGAGAGTTCGGGACGCGCCACGGCAGCGCAGACGGCGAACGCGCAGCAGGCCGAAGCCCAGCTGCAGGGCAATGTCGCGTCCGCCAAGCAAAACCTGCTGGGCCAGGTCACCTCCGCGGAAAGCATCGGCTCGCCGATCGCCGGCAGCAGCGAGCAAGACGTCAACGCTGCGCTGAACACCCAGCGGTCGACCATCTCGGGGATCGCCGCCAACGCCGGCAACACGGTGGCCAGCATCAACGGCGTGCCCACGGTCAACCCGCTGTCCAACATCTTCGCCGGGGTTCTCGGCAGCACCGGCAGCTATCTGAGCGGTCTGCAAGCGAACGCCGCGCTGGGCGCCTACAAATCCGCCGCCGGTGGTCTGGCGGCCCCCGGACCCAGTCAGGGCAGCACGAAGTGAGGCAGAGCCATGTGTGAACCAATCTCCGCCGGGATCGCTGCAGGCGTGGGGGCGCTTGCCTCGGTCGCTGGTGCGATCAAGTCGTCCCAGGCGCAGAGCCAGGCGGCCAACGCGATTGCCGAGCAGAACCGCGCCACGATGGCGGCGCAGCAGCAAGGGTTCAATCAGCGCATGGCAGCAAGCCAGGCGCAGACCGCGGGCCAGACGGCGGCGATGGAACAACAGTTTCAGGACCAGCAAGCCGCAGCTGCGCAGACCCGCGCGGCGCAGATGTCGGCGTTGACCGGCTACCAGAGCACGCTGGATACCGAGAACACCCAGGCACAGACGTTGCGGCAGACCGGGGACCAGGCCGCGCAGACCCTGCTGCAGCAGACCAGTCAGCCGGCACTCAACCAGGCGCAGACCGGGCAGGCCGCGCAGGCGGCGGCCCTGCTGAACGCCAACATGCCGGCTGGTCCCCAGCCGTCTGACCCGTCCGGCGGGACCAACGCTGTCAGCAACGACGCGACCAACCAGAGCGCCATGGCACGGCGGACCGCCGAGGCCGCCACCAATATCCGCAGCTATGGCGCCAAGATCGGCCAGCTGCAGAGCTATGACGCACCGCTGGAGACGGTGAACCTGGCGACCATGGCGAACAAGACCGGGATCATGCCGGCGCAGACCGCGGACTATCTGCTGCGCTCCGGCAGCAGCACCCGGCTGTTGCCGTCACAGATTGCCTACCAGGCCGCCACCGGCGAAGGGCAGACCCAGCTGGGGCTGATCGGCTCCAAGGCGCAGAACGCCCTCGACGCAGCGAGCCTGTCCTACGGCAATGCCACCAACGTCGCCGATCTGTCGCAGAGTGATGCTGACACCCTGGCGGCCAACAAGGCAGCGCAGGCCAAGCAGGACGCGGCCTACCAGGCGAGCCTGGGCGGTATCGTGTCGGGCCTCGGCAATCTCGGTCTCTACGGCGCCGCCTATTACGGCGGCCTCGGTAAGTCACTCCTGCCGAAAACGACGACCACCTGATTGAGAGACAACACAGATGCCCCAGTTCAGCACCGGCAACGCGCAGTGGGACCAGGGTCTCGGCGCCCTGTCCGGGGCGCTGTTCCCGGACCCCTCCAGGGTCGCGCAGGCCGGCTATTACGGGGCCGAGCAGCGCAAGGCGCAGGTCGACACGGCGAAGACGCTGGACCAGATCGCCGCCGCGCACACGCTGCAAAGGATGTCGACGCTGGGACCAGTGCCGCAGCCGAGCTACGCGCCGGCGCCTGGCCAGAACATGCCGATGGTGCTGCAGGATCCCAACGCAGCGCCACCCTCGGCGCCACCCCCGGCGGCCCCGGTAGCGGCACCCCCGGCAGCTGCGCCGCCATCACTGGGGGAGACTGTCGCACAGGCTCCGGCCGCGCCCCCGCAGCAGGCACCCCCGTCCGCGGGCCAGGTGGGGGCTGGGATGACCCCGGCGTCGCTGGGCGCCCTGGTGGCGCAGGGCGGTGGCGCGGTGCCCCAGGCGCCCCAGGGGCCGCCCCAGGGGCCGCCCCAGGGGCCGAACGGTGGTGCCATCGTGCCGCAGACCATGACACCGGCGCAGGTGGCCGACCGGACCCCGGCCCTGGTCGCCGCGCATCCGGCCCTGACCCAGGGCACGCCACCGCCAGTGTCTTCGCCGGCGCCAGGCGCTCCGCCAGCGCCTAACACCACCGGGTCTGACGGCAGCGTGCCGGGTGGCGACCCGGTGTCCGGGATCTTCCACCCCGGCAGCATCACCCCGCCGAACGGCGGCACGAAGGTCACCGGACCCGCCAACGCGGACGGCTCGCCGGCCGCGCCGGCGATCACCCAGGCGCAATACGTCAACATGGCAATCGCTGGGGGCATGGACGCGGCGCAGGCCAATCTGCAATGGCGGTCCTACATCTCCAGCATGTTCGATAAGGGCATGATCGATGAGAACACCTATCACCACATGATGGGCAGCGCCGATCCGTCGATCATCAACACCGATACCAACGCGCGCACCCAGATCACCACCACCGGGATGACACAAGCGGGCGAGACCCAACGCACTGCGATGACGCAAGCGGGTGAGACCCAGCGCACTGGGATGGCGGTGCAGCCCGTGGTCGATCCAGATGACCCGACCCACGTCACGATGGTCCCGCTCAGTCAGCTGCAGGGACTGGGCGGCAAACGCGGCTACAATCCGGCCGCGGTCCCCGACGCCGTCAAACCAACCGAGGTGCAGCCTGGTGGTCCTGGGACGTCGACCTATTCCGTGCCAACCCGGCAGGCGCAGCAGCAAAACCTGCCGCTCTATCAACAGACGCAAGAGACCCAGCAGGGCGCCCCCATCACCACGCAGCCTGGTGGTCCTGGGACGCCGACCTATTCCACGACGACCCGCCAGGCGCAGCAGCAAAAAACGCCGCTCTATCAAACCACGCCAGAGACCCAGCAGGGCGCCACTGGCAACTACATCGACCCAAAAAACCCGACCCAGCTGATCCCGGCAACCTTTGCGGACGCGAAGGCCCGCGGCTTGGTTGTGGCACCTACCACAACAGACGGCTGGAACGCGCTGGCGGCATCGGCTGCGGCCAACGGCAGGACCCCGGAAGAACGCCAGGCGATCCAAGACAGGGTGTTGGCGTTCTCCACCTCCTTGGCGCCCAAGCCCGTCGACGCCAACGAGACCGTGCGCAGCCAGAACATCCTCGACAACCGGTTGCAATTGCAACTACCGGTCCCGGTCGGTTCCCTTGGTTCCAATATCAGGACCAACACCAATCCGGCAGGCGCGTCGCCCGAGCTGGGGATGACGCTGTCCAACCTGACGGAACAATATTTCACCCGCAGCCCCGACCGGGCGATCCGCGGCAACCGCATCGCAGCCGCAGACGCCGCGATCAAGCAGCTGATCCAGCAAGGCTACATCGACCCGCAGCAGAGCCGCGGGCTGGGCATCACCGGGCAGACGTCGATCAACAAGCCGGTGCTGACGAGCAATGGCACGTCCAATCAGGTTCCGCATTTCCGGGTCGACATCAAAGACCCGAAAACCGGCAAGGTTTTCGCCCCCGGGCAGTCCCCGACCGTGGCCATGCAGACGCCCTTGTCGAGCGTCATACCCGGCAACACGACACCCCCGGCCCCGCAGGTCGCTCAGGTTCCGATCCCGCCGGCCCCGGTTGCGCCGCCGCCAGCTCCCGTCCCCCCGGTCCCGGCGGCGGGGGGCCTGACTGATCGGCTGACCTCTCAGGTCCCGGTGGCGGGGGGCAAGCCGATCGGCAAGGCCCCGCAGGGCACGCCTGATGGTGCGCGGGCGGTGGTGGGGAACCAGGCCGGTGTGGTCCGCGGGGGCCTGGTGTATCCGCAATGACCGACATGGAAGACGCCCTGGCGGCGATCCAGCAGCGCGAGAGCGGTGGTCGAAACATCTACACCGCCCAGCATGCCGCTAACCCCACCGGCTACACGGCATCCGGCTATTACCAGATCATCGACCCAACCTGGCGGGAGGGCGCGGGCTATGCAGGGGTGGACATCAACCAATACCCGACTGCCATCTCGGCACCGTTTGATGTGCAGCACCGGGTGGCGCAGGAACTCTATCAGCGATACGGCGCCAGGCCATGGGCGTCCAGCGAACCCAAGCTGGGCAACCTCGTGGCCACCGGACAGCCGGCACCGCAGCCGACGCCCACGCCAGCCCCGGCGTCGGCGACACCGCTGCCGCCGGGACCAGCGGCGCCGGCGCCGATCAACCCGATGCTGATCGCGCAGGCATACGGGGGTGGTCCCGGGTTTGCCGGTGGTCCCAGTTCGCTGGCCGATGCCTTCGCCCGTGCGGCTGCCAACAGCCAGGTCAGCAGCTGATGGACGGCGCTAACCTGCCGATGGCGACGATCCTGCCGGATGACGCCACGTCGCAGGCGTCACTGCCGATGGCGACGATCCTGCCGGATGAGCCAGCGAAGCCGGCAGAGACCGCCAGCTTGCCGATGGCGACGATCTTGCCGGATGACGCCCCGCCGGTGCCAGCGGTGCCCACGGCACCCGCCGCGGCCGCGGTGCCCCCGGTGCCCCCGGCGCCGATGCCGAGCCTGTCCGGCATCTTCACGCCCCCGGTGCCGATGCCCACGCTGCCGGACGCAACACCACCGCCGGCGGCGATGCCGACGATCGACGTCACGCCGACGCCGGCCTACCCGGCGATGACGCCGGGGCCAACGTCGGGGCCGCCTCCGGACCAGGTGACCCGGGACCAGTTCCCCGGCGCGTGGGGCGGGCGGATCTTGGAGGCCGCCAAGCAGGGCTGGCAGAACACCGGGGACGTGCTGACCCCGGTGGCGCAAGCCTGGGCCGATAAATACGGCCTGGGTGGTGACGCCCGGGTGATCACCATGGGCGCCAAGGCGCTGGGCGCGGCGTTCTCGGGCGGCATACAGGCGGTCTATGAAAGCGCCGTAGGGATGGGCCTGTCCGAGCCGGCGGCGCGCGACCTGACCGCCATGGCCGAGAACGCCGGCATGACCGGTGGTCCGCATATCCCGGGACCAGTGCCCGGTTATGGTCGCTTGGCGAACGATCTGCGCGGCGAGGCGATGCGCACCATCGTCACCCCGGATCGGACCTATCAGCCGCCGCCGCGCGAGCCGCTGCCGCTGCCGTCGCCAGACGCCGCGTCTCGACCCGAGCCGCCAGTTGAAACGCCTGCGCCATCACCTCCGGCGGCAGAGCCGGAAACGACGCCACCATCTCCACCAGAAGCGGTCGCAGCTTCGACGCAGACGCCGGCGATGACGTCGGCGCCCCCGGTAGAGCCAGCCACCGCTCCAGCTCGTCCACCAATTGTCGCAGCGCCAGCTCCAGCTCCGCCTGGTCCTCCGTCGTCAGCTCAAACGGGTTTGCCTCCATCGTCCGTCCCCCAGCCTAGTGTTGAACCGGCCAACGCGCCCCCAACAGTGCCGCAGACTGTGCCGCCTGCGCCGCAGGCTGAGCCGCAGACTGTGCCGCCTGTGCAGCCTGTGCAGTCTGCGCCGCAGGCTGAGCCGCCTGTGCCGCCTGCGCCGCAGACTGAGCCGCCGCCCCTAGCCCCATCGCCTGAGACCCCACAACCTGTTACACCACCACCCGATGACCGACCTGACATCACCACCGGAGGATCCCCTCCTGCAACTGGCGTGGGCGAGGCGGGTGCTCCGGGAGTTCTGGCGCCCGGAGAACCGGGGCCTGTTGGGGGCCAAGGAAATCAGGGCGATGGCGCGGGAGATCATCAAGGCACACAAGCCGCCACGCCAGTCCAACCAGCCGCAGCTGCCCCTGACGTAACGCCGGCCAAGCGGCCGGTCACCACGGATGAATACGCCGCGCTGAGCACCGCCGCGACTGATGCCCAAAAGGCGTTGGGCAAGGCTGAGCGCAACCCGAACTCATCACCCGAGCAACTGGACAAGTTGCGCCAACGCCTGGATGCCGCGCGGGAGGCGTTCAGCCAGGCCGAGCGACCCCCCGTCAAAGGGACGTATCTGCGCCCGGGGATGGGACCAACCGACAGTGAGCATGCTGCAGCGGTTGAGGCGCACCAGGCCAAGGTCGACGCACGTATTCATGCCGAGGGCGAGGCCCCGGTCCCGGCCCCGCAGGACGCCGGCAAGATCTTCGCGATGGCGGACCAGAAGGTCATCCGGGGGACCGACAGCGCCGGCAACAACTGGGTCGGCACCGGGCACGCGCTGGTCCGCGGCAACACGATGGAGAAGGCTGCCGCACGAACCGCCAAGCTGAAAACCTCGACCGAACAGACCGTCCAGCCGAACATGATCGACAAGGTGGTGACCCCCACCGCCAAGGTCGATTATCAGCCGGTCACGTTCGGCCGCCGCGTCACCGCGGATGGTCTGGACAAGGTGGTCGGGACGCGCCCGGACGGCACCTACCTGGCGGTGCAGAAGCCGGTTTACGACGCGCTGCACGCGGCAGCTGGTCCCGGCGGCACGGTCGTCACCGGACCGGGCGGGAAGCGTGGTGGCGACGAGCGGTTGTTCGCCCGCAACGCCCAAGGCGAGACCACGGGCGTCGGCATGCCGATGCGGGTTGACCAGACCCGGGCGAAGATCTGGATGCACGGTGCCCAGCCGCCCACGCCGGGCAAGCTCGCCGACGTCGCGCCAGGCGCTGCCGCACCAGCAGAAGAAAACTTGCAGCCAGGCGATGCAGTTTCTGGTCTGGGGCAGCAAGACCTCCTGGATCCGACGGCCGCGCACAACCAGCCAACTGGTCCCGCGGCTGGTCCCGGGGACGAGCTGCCAGGCGCGGCCGGCGGCGCACCGACCCAGCTGGACCGGCTGATCGCGACCCGGGATCAGGTGGCGAAGACTGCCGGTGACTGGCCGCAGCGCGGTTTGCGGGGGCGGCGCGAACTGGCGATCAGGCTGGAGGCTATCGAGAAGCAGATCCGCCGGCTGCAGGCCAAGGCACCCAAAGCGCCCCCGGTGACGCAGGACACCGGGGCGCCGGTGACGCAGGACACCGGGGCGCCGGTGACGCAGGACACCGGGTCGCCGCTGCAGCTGACCCGCAGCACCTATCAGCAGAAGGACATCCATTACTACAAGTTCAACAACGGCACGTCGGTCTATCGGTCGGTGTTCGAGGCCGCCGGGCACGATCCCAACCTGGCGGTGAACCGACCGCTGGCCTGGCAGAACCGGGTGCTGAGCCAGCACTTACGGAACCAGTTCGGTTTTCGCGATGTGACGGTGGCGCCCGGGACCAACCCGATGTTCGCCCGCGACACCATGCTGGACCTCGCCCGTGCAGGCCAGGATATGGCCAACGCGCTGGGGATGCGGGCCTCGCTGGTATCACTGGATGGGCGCCTGGCGTTCTCGATCGAACCAAGGGGCAAGCGCGAGTATTTGGGCGCTTATGACGGTGGGAGCAAAACCATCCACCTGGTCAACGATGCCAACTCGTTCGGCCATGAGTGGATCCATGCGGTCGATCACCTGCTGACCGAGCAACTGCTGCAGAACCCGCAACACCAGAACCTGCTGTCACGGCACACCCGCGCCGGCGAGCTGGACACCTCGGACGGCACCCAGGCGGCGTTCGCCAAGCTGATCAACACGATGTTCTATGACGCCGGGGCCGAGGCCCTGCAGCGCATCAACCTGGAGCAGCAGGCGACCCAGGTGAACCGCGGCGGTGGTCCCACCCGCGCGGCAATCGAGGCGCAGCGGCACCTGGACGCGCTCAACAAGGGCGCCTCGCAACAGCACATCCAGCCCAGCCAGTTCCGCTCCATGGCGGCGCAGTTCGGCAAACCCAGCTACTGGGCTTCGGCGCACGAGATGCTGGCCCGCGCCGGTGAAGCCTGGATTGCCCGGCAGATGGAGAACAACGGCGTCGACCCGCGCGGCGTGGTGATGCCGGATGAAGCCTACCTGCAAAACGTCGATCGCCGGCTGCGCATGACGTTCCCGAAAGACGACGAGCGAACGGCGATCTTTGCCGCTTACCACGATCTGTTCGACCGCTTGAGGAACGACGGCATCATCACGGGACCAACCGCACCGAAAGCCGATTTCCCGGCCGCCACACTCGGCTGGTCCCGGCAGACCCCGCAGTCCGTGCAGCGCACCTCGTTCGGTCAGGCGGTGCGCCGCGAGCTGGTCGGGCTGAGTGCCGGCCTGCGCAAGCTCACATCGCCCATCAAGGAGTTGACGGGGGGCGAGCTGCGGCCGGCAGCACCGAGCGGACTGTCGATAAAAACCCGGGCGGCCGACAAGGCGCGCGTCTTCCTGTATTCCTACGGCGCCATTATGCGGGTGATCATCGCACGTCACCCGGGACCAGGCGGTCGCGCCCTGCAAGCGATCCACGACAAGCTCACCCCCAGTCCAGGCAGCGGGCGTGTGGTCGGCGAGACCTTCGCGGAAGAACACCGCGCGATGGACAACGTCCTGCGCAACCGGATGGGACGCATCTTCGAGGACAACGGGATCAGCAACCCTAACGACATGTCGGCGCTGGAAGGCGCCATGATCCACCACGTGATGACCACCGGGCGCGACATCTATCCGAACGATCCATCGGATCTCACGGCTAATGCGCCAGGCGAACGGATCCCGGCAAATCTGGTGCGGATCGCCGGAGAGTTGCAAAACAAGATACTAAACCCGCTTTATCGGGAACTCAGCAACGCCGGCTTTGAAGTCGGCGTGGCACCCAACGGCTATTTCCCGCGCATGTATGACACGCACGCGGTCTACAGCGATCCGCAAGGGTTCACCGCGGCCGCCACGAACCTGCACCGGGTTATGTTCGACAAAGACGTGGGACCACCAGGGGATGACCCGGTCAAGCTGCTGGAACGCTGGACGAAGCTGACCAAAGCCGAACGTGCTGCAGCCAACAACCCCGACCTGGTCGCGGCGATGAAAGAGCTGCGCAAAAACCTGCTCGCGCAGGAGACCACCCGCAAGGCGCTGGCGGCCAGTCCGAACGACGCGACATTGCAGGCTAAGCTCGATCAGCTGGAAGACGAAGCCCGGCAGCTGGCCGAAGACAATCACGAGCTGGTCCGGGACCATGTCGCCGACCTGGCGGCAAGTGACTGGGTGCACCGCATCCTGGAGGGCGACCCGCTGGAGTTCGAGACGCTGGGGCCATCCGGCCGGTTTCTCAATCGCCGTGAGCTGCCGCCGGAAGCCGACCAGATGATGCGTGAGTTCATGCACACCGATCCGCGGGTGGCGCTGCCGCGCTACTTCGACAGCGTGTCGCGTCGGCTGACCTGGGCCAGGACGTTCGGCAAAGACGATGCGTTCCTCAAGGCGCAGATCCGCAAGGCGACCGACGCCGGCGTGCCGGGACCAGACCTGCAGCAGTTTCAGTCACTGGTGAACCAGGCCACCGGGCGGATGACCTACAAAAACGATCGGCATTTCAGCCAGGTCTCGCAGCAGACGCACGCCATGGGCGCGGTCCTGCTGATGAGCCGATCAGTGTGGTCCTCGCTGGCGGAACCGGTGAACGCAGCGATGGCCACCGGCGAGCTGGGCGCCGCCTGGCACACCTTTGCCAACCAGTTCGGGGCCGCGTTCCGTAAAGCCTCTGCCGCAGAGCGGGCCGAGATTGCCGACATGCTGGGCGTCACCACCAGTTCTGCCTATGACAGCATCATGCAGTCGCGCACCGGGGCCGAGTATGCCGACAGCCCGGCCACTGACCGCTTCATGTCGATGTTCTACAGGGCCACGTTCCTGACCCAGCTGACCACGTCACAGCGTCGCGCCGCGGTGGGCACGGCAGACTGGCTGCTGCGGAAATGGGCCAAAGATCTGCAGAGCACGGATACCGGCGCCGGGGCGGAGGCCCGACGCGACGACGCCACGCGGCAGTTCAACGAGCTGGGGATCAGTGCCGAGGGCAACAACCTGCGGGACCAGTTCGCCAACTGGGTGTTGTCGCATGACGGTCCGGTGCCGGCGAGCGAGCTGGCGACCAACGAGTTCCGCGGCGTCTACGGTCGGGCGATCCGGCGCCTGGTCGATCGGATGGTCCAGAACCCTTACAAGATCGACCGGCCGATGCTGTCCGGGGTGCCGGTGGTCAGCCTGGCTTACCAGCTGATGTCCTTCAACTACAGCTACCAGAAAAACATCCTGGAACCGATGCTGCACTCGTTCGGGCACGCCTGGCGGCGCGGCTACCAGCGCAGCTATGACCAGGCCAAGGCTGGCGGCGCCGGGGACTTCGGCGCCAAGGCCCGCGGCGCCGCCGGGGGCGCCGGCGGGTTCTCGCGCCAGGCGGCCTTTCGCTTCGGACCAATCGTGGCCGCGACGCTTCTGACCAGCCTGCTCGTGACGCTGCTGCGGCAAGCCGTTTTCGCGCCAGATCAGTGGGCGCAACATGAGAAGGACGACGACCTTGGCGGCTGGTTGACGGGGCTGGCGTTCTCGCGATCTGGACTGGGCGGCACGTTAGATCCGGTCGGGCAGGTGTTTAACAATTTGAAGTGGAACGCCGACACGAGTTCCCTGTTTATGGGCGCCGCGCCAGGCTACATCCTCAAGAACCTGCAGGACTTGATCCAGCCCTTAATCAGCGACGCTGAGTCGCCCAACTCCAACACCCAATACTACAACCAGATGCGGGCGCTCTATAACCTGGCGTTGGTCCCGGCCGAGGTAATAGGGCTAACACTGATGAACGCGTCGGGCGGCCCCTGGGGACAGGCGGTGACCGGGGGTGCCATGCAATATCTCACGTCGCCGGCGATGGCGAACAAGTTCGCCGGGTTCCTGGCGGGACCGAAAGGCAGCACGGCGCCGACAGCGGCTGCCGACAGCGACCCTGCCGGGGCTGGCGTGCCGGGGTTGGAAGGCGAGATGCCGGACGGCAAGCCCAGCCAGCCCGGTGGGGCGCCACCATCGAACACACCCACCATCCCGCTGGGGATGCTGGATGACATCGCGGCACCCCTGGTCAAGGTCCTGGAGAAGCCCTGGCAGGTGATGCCGGCCGCGGCCAAGATGAGCACCGTCGCTATTCTCGGCGCGCTCTATGGCCTGCACTGGTGGCAGGAAACCGCGCGGTTCCGGGACAACCCAAATCAGCCGGTGGAGCCGTAATGATCGGAGGCGGTTTGTGGGTGCCTAAATCCGGCAGTTGTCTTTTGAGGCCAGCCAGACAAGACAAACAACAGTGAGGTATTTCAATGAGTTATAGTAGTCGTGCTGTTTGTAGTGTTGCCCTCGAACAGGAAGCGGCCACTCTCGCACAATACACAGCAATATCAATACTTTCCAAAGGCTTAGTTGAACGGTTCTGAGCCGTGTCGTGTGTCGTTTCTACAAATCACGACACAGATATGCTGATTTTCTGCATGTTTCTACGTCCAGGGCCTGCCGCGTTCAGGCACTATTTAGGCACCCCAATCGGCATGATTGAAAAACCGTAGATCCCAACTGGCAAGATTTTGTCTTTTTCGGCACCCTTCGGGACCAAACCATCTCGTTGGTCAAACCAACACAGGATGTAAGATCAGCCCTTCTGGTAGCGCCGGACGATGAAGCCGGCGGCGTCGACCGGCAGTCCCGTGGCCCAGCCAGGGGTCCGCCGCATCCTGGTCAGCATGCGGTCCAGGACGGCGTCCGCCTGGTCCACCGGCACCTCGGCGATCAGCTCGTCATGCACCGTGGCGACCAGCGGAAGGTCGGTCAGTCCCAGCATCGCCTCGACCAGCACGTCACGCGCCACGGCCTGGGTGATGTTCTCGACGGTCTTGCCGGGCCACGCCCGCAGCCGGATCCAGTTGCCGCCGACCGACCCGAGATAGGTGAACTCGTCGTGGCCCTTTTCGTTCTGCTCAATCCGCGGGTGCCGGTAGACCAAATGCCGGCCGCTTGGCAGGCGGATCAGCAGCGCCCTGCCGCGGTAAATAAACGTCACAAAATCTAACCGTTCGGCGGCTCCGGGACCGGCGCGCACAACCCGCAATAACGCCCGGTGGCTTTCCCACCAGAGGTTCACGATACGCGCGTTCAGTATCCGCCACGCCCTCACCGCGGCGTCGGCTTCATCCTCGGTCAGGACCACGCCGTAGTTCAGCGCGGTCTCGCGAAACCGCTCCCATCCCATGCCGAAGCCGCAGGCCAGCACTAACACCTTGCCCAGCTGCCGGTTAGTGGATCCGACGGCATGCGCGGTGGCGCTGTAGATGTCCTGGCGGCTGGCGAAGATCTGCAGCGCGCCCTTCTCCCCGGCGAGCCAGGCGAGCACCCGGGCTTCGATCTGTGCCAGGTCGACCACCACCAGGCGGTGCAGCGGCGCGGCCACGATGGTGGCGCGCAGGCAGGACGCGATCACCCCCAGCGCACTGTCCTCGAACAGCATTTCAAGGTCTTCCGGGGAGGCCCCGGCGCGGATCGCCCGCAAGGCGGCCGGGATGTCTTTGATCGACCCGATGAACAGGTTCTGCGGCTGCACCCGCCGACCGGCCCAGCGCCCGGTGCGGTTGGCGCCATAATACTGCACTGTGCCCCGCACACGACCGTCCCAGGACCGTGCGGCGGTGATTGCGGTCAGCTTGGCGGTGGACGACCGGGAGGCGTCCAGCCGGGCCTGCAGCGCCGTCCTGGCCGGTCCTGAAAGGCGGCGGTCGGCAAGCAGGGCGCGCACGGTGTTCCGCCGCAGGTCCGGCGTGTCGACCCCGTAGGCGCGCAGCCAGGACCGCAGCACCGCCACCTGATTGAGAGAGCGCACTTGCCCGTTGGTCAGCTGGATGATGCGCCGGGTCAGCTGGTCCCGGGCGACGACCGCCAGCTCACTCAGCCGATCGACCAGGGGGTGATCGATACCGAGACCCCGCTGGTTGATCGCGTGGTCCAGCTCAAACACCCGGCGCTCGCGCGGCGACAGCTCCGGCACGTGACGGTCCAGCTCGCGCTCAGTGAGCACGTCCCGGGCGCAATAGTCGCACAGTGCCTGGAACCGCACCGGATCGGTCTGGTGCCACCAGGTCAGCGGGGTGAGGCTGCGCGGCCGGGCGAACCGCAGCATCAGGTCCCGCGCGCTGTGGTCCTTCTGGATCGCCAGGCCGACCGCGCGGCCAGCCAGCTCCAGGGAAGCCGGGTAACCCGCCACCAGGGACCGGGCCATGGTGCAGGACCACTGCCGTAATGGGATCTCGGGCCAGCCCAGCGGGACCAGTTTGATGTGATAGAGCTGGAACTCGAAAAGGTAGTTATGCGCGACAACGATCGCGCCCCCGGCAATCGCGAACGCGAAGTCCAGCGGACAGGCATCGAACAGAGTGACACGCCGGACCGGACCGCCGTCGACCGCGTAGCACAGCACGGTGATCTGTGTGCTGGGATGCTCAGCGTAGGCGTGCGCTCCGGTCCGGCGCAGGTCGGCAAGCGACGTGGTCTCTAAATCGAGGACCAGTCGCATGTGTCTGTCGTCACCGACCGCGACCGCACAAGACGGCCGCGGCGAGCAGGGTCATCACCAGCGTCAGCACGATGGCCGGCACGAGGTCGAGAACGAACAGCAGCAAGGTCTTGCGCGTCACGGGACCACCACAATGACCCGTGCGCTGGCGTCCAGTGACACGGTGAGGCTGGTCCCACTCAACGACTGGCGCGGTTCGGTCTCGCCCAGGCTGACCACATACTCGGACAGTGCCGCTTCCTCGGCGAGTTTGATCGTCACCTCGCTCGCGTCACCACCCGGGTTTTCCGCGTTGTTCCAGAGCGTGATGAAAAACCTATCGTCAGACGACTGATAGAGACCCCAATCCGCCGTGGGTGGCAGGCCGGTGACTTGCACCTCTAGCGTCCCAGGCGCGAACGTACGCTTATTTTCGAAGGGGTCCCCGGTCACCGTGCAGAGCGCGCGGATTGCGTCAGCGACTGGTCGCGGATTGTTCGCATCGGTTGGGAACAGCCCGCAGATGTATGCCGTTCCATAATCGAAAAGTGCATACCACCAGAGACCCGCGACGTCGTCGCCGAGTTTGGCGCAACGGAACAGCGTCGTCAGCGTGTAGTAGGCATCCCGCTCGCCACTCCAGCCGTCAGCGCCGGGCTTGTTGCCGACAGAGTTGTAGAGCGTCGGATGAAACTCGGTCACCATGCAGGGCGCGTGGTCATAGGCCGCGCTAACACCGATCACGTATTCGGAGATCGAGTAGCCGGTGTCCGCGACGTCAGGTGCTTGCGGCGGATAGTAGTGCGCGTTGCAGTAACTCATCCGGGCGTTCACCAGCCTGAGACTGGCATCCGGGTTAAAGTAGCCGGTGATCCAGCCGCCTGGTCCTGGCGTCCCTGCAACGACGGACGGTCCCACCACGCCAGGTTTATACGCACCATGCCATAGATCCGCCTGCACTTGGTGCGTGGTCCCTTGTGGAACTTCCCCCGAACCAAAATCGGTGTTCGGTTCATTGCTGCCCTCCAGCCAGACGATGTTGCATGCCGGATCGTGTTGCATCTGGATCATCGTCGCGGCGTCTTTTTCAGAACCGTTGGCGCCCACGCACACACTGACTTGCGTCCCCGGCAATGCCGCCTGGATTGCATGCAGCCACGGCACTTGGAAACTTTCGCGCCCGGCGTAGTGATATTCACGTATACGCAGGCAGAAACCACTCTCGTTGGTCAGATACTTGAGCGCGGCAATAACCGTCTCGCTGCGATAGTCTGCCGGCCAGGATCCCCACATGTTGCCGGTGTCGGCGCTGGAGAACGTATTGACGCCGAACAGCTCCACCAGATCCGCGATCCGCTTGGCCTGGACGTCGGGCACGGGTGAGGGATCGGGTGGCGTTGGGGTGCCGCCGGCTTCCTCAAGCGCAGCGACACGCGCATCAAGCGCGACAAACTCCTTCATGCTAGGAACGTCAACCATGGCGGCTTCTCCTAAACTAAAACTGTGTCAGAACGGCACGTCGTCGTCGGCCATCGCGCCGGCCATCGCGCCGGGACCATCCTGATACTCGTCGAACTCCTCGGCAGCTGCGCGCCGGCCGTCCAGCCGCACACCATCGGTGCGACAGATCTGCAGATTGTTCAGCGCGAACGAGACACCGCGATTGCCGGCCTGGTTGTAAGCAAACGGCGCCACGGTTGCGCGTGCCAACTGCCCGGCCCACACATCGTCCGGCACGGTGATTTCGTTTTTCTGCGCGTCGATTACCCCGGGACGGGACTTGGTCCATGGCGAGATGAACAAACCACCGGCGATGTCATAACCCTTGTATTGCTTTTCAGAGCACTTCCTGAACGGGGACCGGATGCCCGCGGTAAATGCCTTGTCCGTGCTCTTGCCGGCGCCCCATTGATCGTCGATGCACTCACGCACGGCTTGGCGCATGGCAGCGAACGATGGGTGCCGCTGCGCCGCCTGATCGAACAGCAGGCTGATCTGATACACCGGTTCACCACCGGGTGCGCGTGGCCGCGGCGAGAACACCACGGGGAACGACAGGATGCCGATCGGTGTTTGCAGACTGCTCATAGGCTGGACCCTCCTAGTGTGAAATCGATGGTGTATTTGAGCGCCAGAACTTGTTCCTCGATCTGCTCGCGGTGGTCGGGGGCGTAGGCCATCTCGCGGGCGACCAGCTCTAAGGCGCCGACCACGTCCTCCATCCGTCCGGTGGCGAAGCGCACGCGCTGCTGCAGCGCCACCAGCCTGGCGTCACTCTCCGTCAGCATTGGCAAAATCCTCCTGGGCAGTGGTCCTCGCGCGTGCCAGCTTCACGCCGGACGAACGGCTCTCAACCAAGCTGCGGTTGACCGCGTTCCACATGCGACGACCTTGCGGGACGGTGTGCAGGGCTTTCTCGATCTGCGCCGGGGACCGCAGCCTGGTCTCCCAAATGACGTCATCAAGACCGATCAGAGTGTCTAGTTCCGCTACGGTGTCTGCTTCGTCCTTGGTCCACTGACGCGTGGCACGCGTCGGGACCAGTTCCCAACCGGGGATACGCATCTGGCGCTTGAGTTGTTCGACGCCATATGCCTGCACCGCGGTGGCCCAGGTCACTGCGCGCTCAGCGATGTCCAGTGCCTTGGCCAGGTCATCCGGGTTATCCGGCAGGAAGTCATCAAACTCGCGCTTGGCCATCTCGACAGCGTCCTGCATCAAACGAGGGCACGACGGCAGCGCCGGGCACCACCGGCACCAGGAACCAGGGACCAGTGGCGGATCATCCTGCGTGCACGCCTCGACACCGGGGATCAGCACGTCGTTGACCCACATCAGCACGTCCAGCACTGAGGTTTCCCAGCTGCGGATCGGCTCAACGCCTGGTGCATGCGGCTGCACCACGGTCAGCTTCACGATCTTGACCTGGCGCAGTTGCTTGGCCGGCAGCTGCGCCAGCACACCGGCGGCGTAGTAGAGCAGCTGCGGGTTCCCGCGCGGGACCACACGATGTCCCGCGCCGTTCTTGTAGTCGCAGATCTCTATCGTCTCGGTCAGCAGATCCAGCAGCGCCACATCGACGCGGCCAAACATGAGCACCGGCGGCGGGTTGGTCGGCGGGAAATAGCTGTCCAGCTCAACCTGGAACTCGACGTTGACCCAGTCACTGCGCTGCGCCGCGTTGCGCACGTAGTCCAGCATGGTGTTCACGCCAGCGATAAAGTCCTGATCGACAACGACGGTGTGGCCTTCACGGGACCACTCCTTGCCCAGCTCAGACTGATCGATGACCAGCTCACCTGGCTGGCGGCCTTGTGTGACGGCGTCCCGGACGGCCTTCTCGATGTAGTCGTGCGCGACGGTCCCGGTCGCCGCGTAGCGTGACGAAGGGCGCACCGGGGCCGTGATGCTTTGCTGAAAACTGCCGGGGCAGTTCAGCCAGCGATGGGCGCCCGACGCGCCCAGCAGAGAGTGCGCCGGGAGTTTCACGGCCGCAGGCCCACACCTTGCGCCAGCTGCATCGCGCGCTGATAGAACGTGTGCCCGTTCTCCACCGGCACGTCATAAAACAGGGCAACACCCAGTTCTTTCTGGAGCGCCTTCACCTCGGCGACATGCCCGGCGTTGAAGGCTTCGCGCACCAGGACCAGCGCGGCTTCCTTGGCTTCGCCGGGCGACATCCCGGGTGCGGCGAGGCCCATGTCATCCTCGTCCTCGAAACCAACCAAGTTGGTCCCGCCGTTGGTCCCGCTGGCATCGACCGCCGGCGCCTGGATGCCGCCGGACACCCGGGTCTGCTTGTTGGTGGCTTTGGCGGCACGGGCGTTGGCGGCCTGCTGTTGCTGGCGGCCCTTCGCCCCACCATCAACGGTCTGCGCCCCGGTTTGCGCCCCGGTCTGCCCCGCCCCGGTCTGCGCCCCGGTTTGCACCCCGGTCTGCGCCAGGGCCTGCTGTGCTTGGTTAGACGACGGGCTGGCTGCTGCTGTCCGCTGCATGAGGTCGAGGGCCACCAGGAGTTGCTGCAGGCGCTGACGTTCGGCGTCGTTGAGTGTGTCGAAGGTCAGGCTGATCTGTACTTCCATGTAGATTGTCTCCTTGAAGTTCACTGATTTCGCGGGCTTTGCGTCGAAAAGTCGCCATGATCCGCTCGTCCAACGTCCCGGGCAGGTAGAGGAAGCTGGCCAGGACGCTGTCACGCTGGCCCATCCGGTGGGCGCGGCAGATCGCCTGCACGTTCTCCCCCGGCACCCAGGAGGGTTCGACGATCGCCACCTCGTTCGCCGCGGTGAGGGTGATGGCGGTCCCGGCCGCCAGCAGCTGGCCGATGAACAGGCGCACGCTGCGGCGGTTCTGGAACAGGTCGATCGCGTTGCTGCGGCCGACCGGACTGGTCTCTCCGGTGACCACCACCGGATCGAACTCGGCGAGACCACGGCGCAGGTGTTCGATCACCGAGTGATGCCACGCAAACAGCAAGAGTTTGCTGGCGGACAGCATCCGCTCCTGCACCCAGGTGATGGTGGGCGCCACCTTGAGTTCACCCAGCTCGCGCCGCAGGTAGCTGAGTTGCTGGTCCGGGGTCTGCAGCGCCTTGATGAACATCTCGTCCGGTGCACTGCTCAGGGACCAGACCAGGCGATTGGCCAGACGTCGGGACGGCCCGGTGAGGGTCTGGCCCGGAGGCGGCGGTTCGAGCGGGATGTCCTGCAGGACCAGCGGCGGCAGTTCGGGCAGCACGTCCTGCTTGCGCCGACGCAGGACCACCTCGGCGAGCGCGCTGCGCAGCCTGGCCTGGTTCTTCGAGCCGCTGACCTGGCGGCCGTAGACGGTGTCGCTGTATTTGGTGAAGCGTTCCTCGAACTCGACCTGGTTCATCGGTCGGTGTTTTTGCGGCAGGGTGATCGTGTGCGGCCAGAAGGTGCGCACGTGCTGATACAGTTCGCCGGCGTGGTTCGGGGTCGGCGTGCCGGTCAGCAGGATCACGTATCGACAGGCGATCTGCACCCCGTCGTCACTGCCAGCGGAGCCGTATAGCGCCTTGGTGCGGTTCGACGGGTTTTTGAGGTAGTGCGCCTCGTCGATGATCAGCAGATCCCAGCCCAGCCGCTGAAGGTAGCCCGGCAGCCGGCTCTCGCTGTTCGACATCTCGTCGAAGCCGAACACCAGGACCAGCGGGCGCGGGTCGGCGAGGCGAGCCTTGATGTCGTTCTGCGACGTGCCAGGCTCGATGATGAAGATCCGGCCGCGCCAGGCCGGCAGCCACTGGATGATCTCCTGGGACCAGACGTGTCGTGCGCCAGCAGGACAAACCACCAAGACACGCAATACCTGCAACTGGTCCGCGGCGGCGAGCGCCTGGCGGGTCTTGCCCAGCCCCATGTCATCGCACAGGAGGACGGCGCGATGCCGCAGGAGGCCGTCACATAACCAGGAAACCCCAGTTGTTTGGTAGCCCCGCAGCGGTGCGGACATACCCCTCCCCCTCACAGCCTGTGGTCCCCGTATGGGGACAAGCGGTGTTTTGGTGCCTGGGGCTAATGGTGTGTTGGTCCTGGTGTCGTGTCAAGCCGTAAACGACACCGGGCGCTACAAAGTTTGCCGCGAGCCAAACAAGGCCAGCAACGCTGCCTCGGCCCGACCGTCATCGCTTGTCCTGACAAATCTGCCGGCGGAGGCAGGGAACAGCCGGGAGGCGACCAACCGCGCCTCGTTCTTATCGGCGCTCAGATGCAGGGCACGCTTCCACTCGTTGGGGGTCACCGGGGTTACCGGGATCCGCAAACCGGCGAGGACGCCCCGGACCAGCCCGTAGGCGAGGCCGAAGCTGAACGAGCTGGTGACGCCCTGCCGAGGCATCGCATGCACCCGCTCGATCCAGGCGCAGTCGGGTTCATAGGCGCGCAGGATGTCGGCCAGCCAGGTCTCGCTCACCTGCCGGCGTTTGGTCCCGCGTTTGGTCCCGCCGGTGCGCACCAGGGCGCCCGGCATGTCGACCACGACCAGGGCGTCCAGGTCGGTGTCCAACATGGCCAGCGCCCCGGTGGCCCCGGGATCGACCCCAAGCACACGCATCACCGTTAACCCTTTTGTGGTTTTTTGTGGCTTTTAGTGTCTTGCCCCAACTCGGCGGGGTCGATTAGGAACTCGCGGATCCCACGACCCTCACGGTCCAACACCAAAAGGACTTTGCCTATATGTTGCCCCGGCACTCGAAGACGCCGCAGCCACATCTGCACCTGATTGTAACTAAGGCCATGACACGGCTGGTGACGGTCCAGCTGATCCATAAGACCGCGAACACCGCGGAAGACGCGAAACAGGTGCGCCACGTCGAAATCAACACCGCCGCCCCTACACATTTTTATGCCCCCTCACCGAACACAAAACGCCGAAAACACGAACACAACCGTCACTTTGTTGCTTCGCAAGCGTTCTCCTGTTGGTGGTTCCTCCAGAATATACGGGTGTAAGGCGTCTGTAAGTCAACCTGCGCTACAGCCGTTTTAGAGGGACACCACATCTTGTTGTGTCAGACCGTGCAGTATGGTATCAATTTCCCAGGACACGCTCATGTGTCCGGGAGGCAAAACAAATGGAGTGTGCGATGCCCGCAGCCAGGACCAAAAAAGCCCTTGCGCTAAATGCCACAATTGGAGACGATCCGTCAAAGCTGACAGATGTCCAAACACCACAACCTGTTGCCACCGGGGGAAACGATGACACCCAGGATCGTCCACGGCATTGGCTCCGTGAACCGAGCGTTAAACCAACGTCAACACCACGTCCAGAGTATTTGCCGTTTGTCACGGCACTGCGCGGCGCCATGCTGAAACACAACTTGAGTGCGTCCGAAGTCGCCCGCCGGGTGTGGGGGACCAACAAAGATGCCCGCGGCTATGACGTGGCGAAGAACCGGGACCGCATCGGCCACTATCTGGCCGGGGTCAGCTACCCCGAGCCGGAGAACCTGCAGAAGCTGGCCACGGCGGTTGACCTGCCGGTCGAAGCCCTGGCCATCGCCAACCGCCCGCGGCCGATCCCCCGCGATCCCCGGGGGGTCGCCATGGCGACACCCCCCAAGACGGTGCAGCTGCAGTTCACGCCCGACCTCAAAACCGCGACCCTGGTGATCCACCGAACCGTGCGGGCACAGCTGGCGCTCAAAATCATTGAGATGCTGCAAGAGGATGAAGACGTCGCGAAGACGCTGGAGCCGCATGGATACGATGAAGCGCAGAACTCAGTCAGTGGAGCCTCATGGCAACTATAAAGCTCATAACTCAGCTTGAAGCCGCCGCGATGCTTCGCTGTAGTGTCCACAAAGTCGCGAAGCTACGACGCTTTGCCGGCTTGCCCTGGTTGCCAGGGCGACCGGTCCTGATCCCTGAGTTGGAGTTTTTGACGTGGTTACACGAGCACACGATCCGAACGAACCAAGCGCGATCCGCACCAGCAAACTTAAAACCAACGCGCAAGGCTACTGGGAAATCCATTGGTCGGAAAAGGGAAGGAGCCGCTGTCAAAGCTGCCGCACAAAAGATGCGGCTGTTGCGCGGAGTGCGTTCCATGAGTGGCAAGACCTGATCCGCCAGCAGATGGCCCGCCAGCAACAGCCTCACGTGCCAACCATCGAAGAACTCTGCAGCGGCTATCTGGAGTATATCGAGGCGCGCGGTCGCGTCCGCAGCAACCGCTACGTGCTGGTTGCGGTGCGCCGGGAACTGGGCTTGTGCAAGGTGAGCGAGCTGATTGATGACTGGCAAGACGACTATCAGGCTACGCGTTCCGGGATTAGTTCCGGCACGCTGCGTCGTGAGATGACTTCACTAAAAGCAGTGCTGAACTGGGCGATCAAGAAAAAGCTGATCAGCCGGGATACGATGCCGGAGTTCGAGATGCCAGCGTCGGGCGCGGCTCGCGCGGCGCATCTGGAGCCAGACCAGGAGCAGTGGTTTTGGGACCAGGCAATTGCCTGGGGTCACCGGACCGATCTGCCGCTGCGAAGCCGAGACGCGGCCTACCGGGTGATGTTGTTCGTCACGATCGGGATGTCCACGGCAGCGCGGCGTGGGGCGATCTATCAACTGACCTGGAACCGCATCGATCTGGCACGCAAGACTATCGATTTCCGCGTGCCTGGGCAGCGAACAACGCGAAAGCGTAAGGTTCAGGTGCCGATCGCCACGCGGCTTCTGCCGGTGCTGCAGGAAGCCGCGGCCCGCGCACCGCAAGACGCTTTAGGGCGCCCTATGGGGCGCGTGCTGGGCGATGCCGGCTGTATCCGCAGGGCCTTCATCGCGTTCGCCGAGATAGTGGGCATGCCCTGGGTGACGCCGCATGTGCTGCGCCACACCTGGGCAACCCTCGCGGCGCTCAACGGCGTGCCCTGGGACCACATGGCCAACATCATGGGTGATGACATCAAAACCATCATCGCCAACTATGTGCACTATCGACCGGACTATTTAAGGAGTTCGATCGACCATCATATTACCCCGCCCAACGCGCCGACCCCAGCACTTGCTGTTGGGCCTTGAGACGAAAGGAAAAGTGAGATGTGGTTACCCAATGCATTGGTTAGCGAGGTCGAAGACTTGGTCTCGGTGTTCTATGTGAACTACGCGACCACACGCTTGTGGGCGGAGCACCGCGAGAAAGGCGAACCCTTGGTTTTCTCCGGCTGGTATTGGGCGAAGGGACCACGCGAGGGTGGTCCCTTCAAATCACGCAGCGCCTGCTTTCGAGATGCTTGGTATCACATGGTGCAGAAGCGCACCCCGCCGGTGTTGCATGCCGAAGCGATCAAAGCTGAACGCAAGCTGCGCCGTGAAAGCGCGAGGCAAGTGGCGTGAAACTGCCGAAGCAAAAAGCCAACCCGAAGCTCAAAGAACTGGCCGGGACCATCCGAGAGGCGATGCGGCAGCGTCAGCTGGACGTGCGGGGACTGACCGCGGCGCTGGGCATGACCAACGAGCAGCGCGGCGCAGTGGCCAACTGGGTGACCGGCAAGAACGGTCCCAACGGGCTGGTGCGGCCCAAGCTGGCCGAGATCCTGGGCGTGCCCGAGGACCGGCTGACCGCGCCAACGCGTGGCGGTGGCCGCACGGTGTCGAACTTCAAAGCCCCGAGTGACGTGCTGGGACCAGCGCAGCGTGCGGTGGCCCTGGTGCAAACCCGTCAGCAGTCGCCGGAGATCTTGCAGGGACCACCGCCGGCCACCGATGTGTTCGTCATCCGGGCGCGCAGCGATGGCAGCATGCAGGTCCGGCTGGACGCCAACGTGCCGTTCGCCAAGGGCACGCAACTGGTGCAGTTCCTGCTGAACTTTGGACTGGTAGCCGGAGCCGACACAGAGTGAGCACGTGGGACGTCGATGAGCAACGGCTGCGCATGGAGTGGCTGACAATGCAGATGAAAAAAGCCGAGTTCGATATGGAGATGGAACGCCGCAAGTTGACGCGGCAGACCTGGGCGATTGCGTTGACGAGTGTCGGCGTTGTCGTCGCGGCGTTCGCGGCCGGCGCGGCGTGGATGCACTTCCTGGCCGGCTAAAAAGGAGTGGCCTTATGACCGTTTTCTTGGCCGCCATAGCGGGTCCCCTCGCGCTATTTGGAGCCACCGTGAACCTCGCCTTGGCCGGCTATTATCTCCTGCTGATACGGCGTCAGTACCAGCTGAACTTCCTGCTGCAGAAGCTGTGCATCGACGCGTTCCTTCGCCAGCACCTGCCGATTTGGGGACCATGGGGGGACGCCTTTGACATGAACCTCAAAATCGACATCCGATCCAAGGAGACTTTGTAAGATGGAAGCCTTCATCACCGTCAACGACACCCCGTTGACGGCCTCGCAATCAATGACCGTGCGCGTGGCGCTGGCGACGTTCGCGATGGACCTGCAGGACCCCGCGGCCTTGGGTGACGACGAACACGGCGCCAGGATGATCGAGGGCTATCTGAGCGCCATCCGGGCGATCTATCGGCTGATGCATCCGACCGGAGAGCAGCACAGCGGCACATGATTTCGTGGTGGTGGCTTATCTTCGTCGGCTGGGCGATGGGCACCGTGGGCGTGCTGCTGGGCGTTCGCCTGGGCGATCAGATCGCAACACTGCGGCTGTGCTCTCGGCCGGAGGAACGTGACGACTAGGGGGGCGTCACACGAAGGGCGGTAACCCCCTCGTTCTGTAGAGGATTACCGCCCTTCTTAGTCTCGCGACACGACCCGCGATCCACAACGGGGCAGGACACCACTCCTACCACGAGAGGGCGTGCTGTCCCTTGGGTTGGAAAGCAAGGGGCAGACGCCACTGGTAGATATGGCGCTTTCCTCCGTAGGCTGCAAGTGAAAGCCTCTTGCCGAAGGCCGCGTAACGGGTGCAGGGTTCGTGTCTTGCCGGTGACACACACACGACACCGCGCAAGCGACACGCCGCCGAACACCGTCCACCCTGACCGCGAGAGGGAGCCAGCGCATGAACGCGCCATCTGGCCATAGTCAAATCTTGTCCGAAATCACCAACGAGCTGTTCCTGCAGACGATCTTCGGGGACCAGTGGGAAGACGCCCTGATCGCCGGCTTTCCGGGCGATCCCCGGGTGGCGAGCGAGGCGCACTGGACGGCCTATCCAGCGCACCGGTTGCCGGGGCCGGCGGAGCAGGCGCGACTGAACATGTATTTCTGCCCGTCCCTGGTGCGGCGGACCCGGCGGGTGCTGGGCGAGTTCGTGAGTTTCCACGTCATCGTGGTGGACGACTACGGGACAAAAGTCGAAGCCGGCACACCGGAGGCAATCCTGGGGACTGGTCCCAACTACATGCTGGAAACCTCGCCGGGCAATTACCAGGCGGGCTGGTTCGTTAAGCCCCCGATCACTGACCTGGCCTGGCTGCGGGGCATCCTCAAACAGTTGCGCGGCTTGATCGGCGGCGACGCCGACAACCTGGCTGACCCGATGATCTGGCGCCGGCTGCCGGTCGGGACCAACGGGAAGTGCCGGTCGGAAACCTGGCGAACCGACCTGGCGCCGGAGGGCTGGCGGCCATGAGCCTCACCAAAGCACAGCTCGAAGCGGCCGTGGGACCAGTAACCCCTGTGCCGGTCCCGAGCGGGACCACTGCGCTGCCGGATCCGCAGGAGATCGAGGCCGACGGGATCCTCCAGGCGTTTCGTTTGCTGGGGCGCGTGCAGGGCGCCGGGCGCTTCACCAACATGGGCTTTGGCTTCGACGTGACCTGCCCGTGGCACGAGGAACACTCGGTCAGGGCGCCCACGGGGGCGGTCTATGTGCCGGTGCACCAACGCTTCCGCTGCCACCACGGGCACTGCCAGGACCGTGACATGGGTGAAGTGCGGGCGCGGCTGGACCAGCTGCTGCGGGACGACAGCGGCGGGGTGACGATCACCGCGGCGCTGGAGTTCGACGCGGTGGATCCGACCCAGCTGCCGGGGCGGGACTGGAAATCCCGCTGGCAGTGCACTGGAAAGAAGGGAGGCGGTCTCCCCGCGGGGAACGCGTTCAACGTGATGGTGGCGTTGCAGGCGGCGCCGGAGTTCACCGCGCAGGCGTTCGGCTTCAATCAGTTCACACTGCGAGAGATGTTGCTGCAGGAGCTACCGGGGATCAAACCGGGGACCACACCGGGGGTGCCGCGGCCGTGGCGGGACCAGGACACGGTCTTGCTGCAGATCTGGCTGCAGGGACAGGGCTTGCTCAACGTGACGACCACGACGGTGGACGGCGCGGTCAGCACGCTGATGCATGAGCGCGCCTATCATCCAGTGCGCGACTGGCTGAGCACTCTGGTGTGGGACCGCGTGCCGCGGCTGGAGACGTGGCTGTCACGGTATGCGGGCACGCGGCAGGATGCCTACCACGCCCATATCGGGCGCTGGTTCCTGATGATGATGTGCCGACGCATCGCCGAGCCGGGGTGCCGGGCGGACTACATGCTCGTCCTTGAAGGACCGCAGGGCCAGGAGAAATCCACCTTCTTACGGATGTTGACCGGCGCAGCGTGGTTTTCAGATAACCTGCCCGACATCGGGACCAAAGAGGCATCTGCGCATCTGGTGGGACGCTGGCTGGTCGAGGTGGCCGAGATGGACCAGTTCGACCGGGCTGAGAGCGCAGCCATGAAAGCCTTTGTCACACGCACCACCGAGCAATACCGCCGCGCTTACGGACGCAGGACAGTGAGCGAGCCGCGGCAGTGCGTGTTTGCCGGCACCGTCAACCACCGCAGCTACCTGAAAGACGAAACCGGCAACCGCCGCTATTGGCCGGTCGCGGTTGGGCAGATTGACCTACCTGGACTGATCGAAAACCGGGACCAGTTGTTCGCCGAGGCGTGGGACCGCGCGGTCACTCAGGGCGAGCAATACTGGCCGGACCCTACGTTCGAGGACCTGTTTATCCAGCCCGAGCAGGACGAGCGGCTAGAGCCTGATCCGTGGGACCATTTGGTTAAGGCGTTCCTTCAACACAAAAAGCAGGTGCTGATCCACGAGGTCATCACCGCATGCACTGGCGGGGGGAGCGGGCAGTTGAACACGTCGAACCGAAACCGGGTGATGCGGATTATGGAGACGCTGCGGTGGAAACGCGGGAAGCGTGGCAACAGTGGCGAGCGTTTCTGGTATCCGGGCTAAGGCGTCAGGGTGTGCCAAGGGATAAGCCCTTGTAGTATATATATAACTGACAGACTGACAGACCTGTCTGTCAGATCTTATGTTATATGAGCTTATCTAAGAGGGGGGCTATGTCGTTCTAATACGCGTAACATATATTTTCCTATAGGGTTTTACGGGACCCCTGAAAGGCTGTCAAAGGCGTCTGTTCGTCAGGACCACAACTTGTGTGGTCAAAACCTCCGTAGGGCGATGAACAGCGAAAACCTCCGTAGGGCGATGAGACCCAGGCGCCGCGCCGGCGGGTGCGCGCGGCACCCTCGGCCTCGGCGCCCTTCCCGCTCCTGCGCCAGGGGGGCGCAGGGGCGGGTGGCGTTACGCCAGGGGTGGCAGGGTGGGGCGGGCGGCACGTGCCGCCAGGACGCGCCTACAACGGGCGCAGCGCCATGACGGGGGCGTGTCGCGCCATGTGGTGCGCCATGTGCCGCGGGCGCCTAGCGCCCCCGCCACAAGGCCACACATGGTCAAGGCGTTGGCGCCGCGTGCGAGGTGCACGCGGCGTCCGATGCGGGGGGCGGTCATCCGCCTAGTCCTAGTCGTTGCCGCCGCCGCGCGGGTTGGCTTCCTCCAGCATGGCGACCAATACGCCGAGACCAGTGGTCGCCAGTTGGGACAGATTGTTGACGTTGACCGAGTAGCGCGGCGGGAACGCATCGGCGACGGCTTGGCAGTCCATCCCGATGCCGACGGTTTCCACGCCGTAGTCCTCCGCCAGTCGACACGCCGCCCGAACGCCATCGGCGCCATAGTCGCACTCGCCATCGGTCAGGACCATCATGATGCGGCGGCTGGCGTTAACCTCCGCCAACAGTCCCGCGCAAGCCATGATGGCAGGGGACAGGGGCGTCCATTGGTCCGCTTGCAAGGTGAATAGATGGTAGGCGCAATCGATGGTCGGGATGGACCAGGGTTTGATGATGGTGACCTCTGCGCCGGTCATCGTGGTGCGATTGCTCATCTTGCGCACGCCGCGTGGAGTGTGAAAGGCCGCGAGCGCAACCTTGGCGTTGGCGCTTTCGGCGGCGCGCGTGATGTGCCACGCGGCAGTCTGGGCAATCGCCATGCGGGTGTGGATCCCGGCGTCGTTCAGCATCGACGAGGAACCATCGATCAGGACTAGTAGCGCGGTATCCATGCCCGGGGTGTCGTCCCGCCGCGTGTAGACGTCCAATGCGCCGGCACGCATGCGGACCAGCGCCCGCTTGTCGAGGCGCCCCGAGGTTTCGTGATGCGTGCGACGGTGCACTTCCTCCGAGACCAAGAGGCGTCCGATTTGACCATGCAGTACAGAGTTGCGCGGCAGTCGCTCGTTCAAGGCGTCCGCATAAGCGCGGTGCGGTATGTTCTTGTGCTGGGTGGGTTGCTCGAACGTGCTTTGAGCGGTTGCCAGCCTGTGGGTGCTGCCGCCCTTGCAATCCTCAACCGTGGTGCCGGCACGGTCGGCAATCTTATCGACCGTATCGGTAATGCTGGCGTCGCCTGAGAGCGGCGGACCGTCCCCGGGGTTGTGGCCACCCTGAGAGCCTTGGTCGCCCTGGTCGTCGCCCTGGTCGTTGCCCTGGCTGTCGCCCTGGTCGCCCTGGTCGCCCTGGTCGCCCTGGTCGCCCTGGTCGCCCTGGTCGCCCTGGTCGCCTTCGCCGTCGCCCTGGTCGCCCTGGTCGCCTTCGCCGTCGCCTTGGTCGCCCTGGTCGCCCTGGTCGCCCTG